CCTTACCGTTTGCGAAGATTGAATCCATCATCTTTAGTATGTCTCCCTCTTCGTCAGCAGAGCCGCTTCCGAATACTGCGGTAGCCGCAATGTCGGAGTTTCCGCTACCTGCTACAAGAGCAGTTAGAATAGTGTTGTCTATAACATCTGCGCGAGCGCGGACGATAGCCAATTGCTGTCGGTCAATGTTTTCCCATGACTCGCCGCGTAGTCTTACAGCGTCAAGGAAAGTAACTCTACCCTGTCCCTTCTCAAGTTTGGTTGAGTAGTTTGCTGTTCCAATCTTGGTTGGGTCAGTTAGTGCTACATCATCCAATGGGTAGTCGAATGTTCCGGTAATTCCGCTATACCACTTAAACTCAAGCCAATTGACTGAGCGCACACCAACAAGGTCGGTTGCGATAGCGATAGTGTTAGACTGCAATTGTATGAAGTCTCTTAGTGTCTGTTCAAGAACAGCATCCCCGACCGAAAAAGGCCCGTCTGCCGCTTCTACATTTAGTATTTTATCCAATGTTTCGTTAGCCATATCTTTTCATCTCCTTTATCTTAATCCTTTATCTTGCTCAGAGGCAGAACATCGGCACTAAGTCTCCTGCTGTAATAGCCTTGTTCTCACCTGCGTAGTATCCCATCTTAACTGCGCTGTTTGCGGATGAATCATCTACGAATCCATCGTCTGTTCCTACATATAGAGGAATTCCGAATTTTGCGGAAGCAATAGCCATGCACTTAACATAGACAATTCCGCTTAGTGGATAAACTGCTACTGTTCCGACTCCGCTTCCTTCAAGAGCGCCCGAAGCATCCCTTGAGGATTCTGCGGCAGTAACTCCTACTGCTACATCGGTTACTGCGGCTGTTTTCTTAACACCGTCAGCGTGATACATCACAAGAAGTCCTTGTGAAGCCATGCTTGCGTCAGCGATTGTTGCGTTTCTTGTTTCATTCAATGCGGCCATCTTAATTCATCTCCTTCATGTCTTCATATCTTGGAGCGGCCATTCTTGCTTTCTCATCTACTGCAAGTGTTCCGTTCCATGCCTTAGCCCATGCGTTCCAAGCACGAGCGTAAATTGATTCGTCAGTTTCAACCATCTTTCCGTTTAGGTAGTTTGCTACAACGGAGCGTGGTGCTTCGGAAGCCTCAACAGGAATCTCAGCGCTTGGCTCAGATTCTACCGACTCCATAACCACAGGGGTTGGTTCGGGGTGGGATGCTTCCCAAGAAGCGATAAGAGTTTCAAGAGTCTCAGCCTTCAAGTCATCGTGGCCGGACATACCCATTTCGCTTGCTCTCTCAACGAGAGTCATTCGGTCAGACTCGATGCGTGCCGCTTCCGCCGCTTCAAACTCCGCTACGCGAGATGAAGCCAACACAAGGTCAGCCTTTAGAGCCTCTATTTCGTTTTCAAGATTTGTTGTGTCTGTTGTTTCGTCAGTCATTGCACTCACCATCTTTTGGTTGTTCTGTATTACCCCACTATCTGAATGTGATATAAAGGTTGCTTTACTTTTGGTAGGTTTTTCTATTCTCCTTACACTTTCGATAGTAGCGCGAGGGTAAGCGGGCTTATGGACGATAGCCAAATGGTCGAAGGTGAAGTCTTCTCCGAAGACTACCCCATTATCATCTGCGCTTACGGGCACACCCGAACCGCCGATACTTACACCATACTCGTCTCTCGACCAAAGACCCGACTCAAGAGCCTCAAATAATTCCGGCCTTACCACATGGGCTACATATCTTACTTCATATCCACCATCCGGTGTTGTGTGGAAAGTAGCGGCCTGTATATATCCTACTACGGATTCTTCTACGCCGCCATCCATATTTCTTGTGAATCCTACCCCATGCTCAGATGCTTGGGGATGGTTTAGTGTTAAATCTGCACCTTCCATCTGTGTAACAAGTGCTTTAGCGCCCTCAGTAGTAAGAGACCACTTATTCTTATTCATTCCTTCGTGGAATGCTACGCCTCGTATCTCTACAATTGTTTTACCTGTGGATGCTTCTACGATAGCCTTCATTTCATCAATTTCTAATTCTATTGTTACTGCTACCTTTCGACACTCGCCATCTACCATTTTTTCACCGGCAGGGCAGGAATCGTAAGAAGCCTCAGCCTTGCATTCTCCTGCTTCGGCACAAGCCGATTGTGTAGTGCAAGAAGAGCATACTTGGAATTCTGCCTCAGCCTTTTTCTTAATAGGAATACAATTAGGGACTTTGCGACCATTTTTCATTTTCATGCCGTATTGCTCGTAACCCGATGTGCATGGGTCATCTTCGCTCTTAGCATACTTCTTTTTCTTTTTCTTATCTTCGTCATAGTAGCCTTCTACTTCAAACTCATGTCCTTCATGTGCTTTCATGCACTCTTCTTTTGAGTAACCCATTTCCATACAGCGAGACATATACTCATCGTGGCTTTCACCATCTTTTGGTGTAGGCTCTGCGGCTTCTACTGTATCTTCTTCACAGCCGCAACCGCATGGCTCTTCGCTTGCTTCTACCTTGTTACCGCCTCGCCATTGTCTGCAAGACCAATAGCGAGCCTTCCATTTTGGGCCGGGAGAATCGCAGTTATGCCGTGAGCGGAAAGACTTTCTCCTTTCGGGGTCATCACGCTTTATTTCCATATTTGGGTCTCCAAATCTTACGAGAACCACATTTCCTTTTTCATTTTTTGTATAGACTCCGAATTTCTTATTTGCGCCCTTTGTTCTAAAGGGTTTGTTAAGAGTAACTTTTCGTCCTTGATATTCTGCGGCGCTAACATTTTCTTCGTCCCAATCTTCATAGGCTACAACCTCGCCACCGCAACCGCATCCACACGACATGGGCTACGCAGTAGTATATTGTTTTATTATATTTCCTCTAAAATACCCGCATCTAACAAATCTTGTATCGTTTGTTTTAATTCTTGATAGACCACTATATCACACATGGTTTCTGTATAATTATCCCCTATTTGGTATCTATCGTATGTATCGGGACTAACATATAATGAGTAATTACTTTGCCCGCTAAATTCTTCATTCAAAGTAACATATAATTTAAACCATCCTTCGGAATGGTCTTTGAATACTACTTCGCCACTTACAGTAGTGCATTGGAATCCTATATCTTCTTTAGAGGGTATAACACCGCCACCACCGGCTATTGCCGCCGTAACTATTAGCGAAAGGAAGACCGCTATTACCATATCATTTTCCACGATACCACTTACATGAATAAAAGAGTTACCCATGTCGGCATATTTTGTAGGTTATCACAAGCCTCGTTAGGTGTATCGTATAGTGTTGGTATGTCTCTCCAATGTTGTCTTAGTGTTTTTAATTCTGTTTGCTGTTCCTCTGTTAGCCTATCCCATTGACTACCCATTAGAGTATCAGTCATCTGTAAGTAATTTAGTCTTGCTCCCCTTACTAAATCCCAATCTGCATCTACAACAACAGTTTCTTTTTCGCCGTCAGCGTTAATGTTAGTCCAAGTCCTTAAATCTTGCGTCATTTTAATTACCTCACGAATACCTTATTCCAAAAGATGGGGGATGGAATGTTGTGTTTAACACCGTAAAATCATCCCAAGTAGGAGACCCACTACCATAAGAAGCGGCCAATGTGTTATCAGAACCGCCATATTGTATAATACAATCATGCGTTCCTACATAAGCATCGGTCATGTTTAGATTCAAACCGGAGTTTGCTGAATACTGCCCGTTTGCCGCGTAAATCTGCAATTGTGTAGCGGAAGTATCTCTTACAAAGCCCCAATGATATTGAGTATCTTTAGTCAAAGAAGGGGTAACGCTACTTCCGCTCGCATCAGTAAATGATGTAATGGTCTTGTTACCACCGCTACTTGCATCCATTGTGCCCTTGAAAAGTAACGAAGCAGGGTATCCATTACTGTCGCTATAAACAGCAACAAGAAGATTCAATCCGCTTGCGCCCGCTTGTAAATAAGCCATAACTTGACTTAAGTTACCTGTCTTTGGTGCAATGAATGGGAAGAACATAGTTTTATCCCATTGTGTAGAAGTATTCATTGTGAAAATTGTAGAAGTCTTTGAACCGTATGGTGGTAAAGAAGTAGTCCTAATATCTTTTGATTGACCGCCATACCAATTGTAACCATCAGCCTTAAGAGGTGGCCCTGCATAACTTCCACCACCAACAGCGCTACCTGCTACTGTTAGCGAACCGGGAATATTTACTACTCCTGCACTTGACCCTTCTATCCATGTTACATTACCATTACCGGATGAAATCTTTAATTGACTGTCTCCTGTTGCCGTTACATCAGCAGAACCTATAACAACATTATGACTTCCGGTTGTGATATTGTCTCCGGCAGTCCAACCTATTGCTATGTTGTTTGAACCCGTAGTAATTTCTTCTAAGCCTTCATATCCTAATGCTGTGTTGTTATCACCGGAAGTAATCTTTTCCATAGAATAACCACCAACAGATACATTGTAGTCTCCGGCGTTAGAAGCGCCCGCACCATATTGTGAGAATGCACCAATAGCAGTATTATGGTCTCCACCTTGTTGCCTAAAGGCTCTATATCCTATTGCTGTGTTGTGTGATTCTGTATCAAAACCATATCCGGCCTCATATCCTAATGCTGTGTTATTACCGCCTGTGGTTGCACTATATAGAGCAGTATAACCTACTGCTGTGTTGTTGTTTTTATCTCCTGTGCTAAACAACGCTTGATGACCGACAGCAGTATTCTGTGAGCCTGCGGCTGTCCCCGATAGTGCTTGGTATCCTATACCTATGTTGCTACTACCCGAAGTCAAAGCATCACCCGCATAATTACCCATTATTACATTGAATGTCGCACCCGCTACTGCTCCGCCTAAAGCATCATAACCTATCGCTATGTTATGTGATTCTGTGTCTGCGTTGTTAAGGGCGTAAGAACCTATTGCTATGTTGCTACCACCCGTAGTTATTATCTTACCTGCTTCGTGTCCTATACCAATGTTGTTACCACCGCTTGTAAGAGTCTTGAGAGTATAGTTACCAAGACCTATGTTTCTATCACCTGTTTGATGAGCGTTGAAAACACCCTGCCCTGCTTCATACCCAACGAAAAGGTTATCTCCACCGCTCGTCAATTGCTGTCCGGCTCTGTAACCTAAACCTGTGTTTCTGTTACCTGTGCTTCTATACAATGATTGCATACCAACGGCTACTGCTCCCGTAGTAGATGTTGAATAACCCGCCTCAGAACCTATTAGTGTAGTATCTCCGGCATTTACGCTGTATCCTGCGCTTGCTCCTACAATGGTAGTATTGTATCTACTCGACATATTATAAGCGGCATTTATACCTATGGCTACGCTGTTTAGTGCGCCTGTCGAAGAGCGCATAGCATTGTGGCCTATCGCTACTACTTGCCCACCGTCTGTTTGACTCATACCTGCGTATGTTCCAAGATAAACACCCATAGAACCTGTATTAACTGCTGAACCTGCGCCTGTTCCAAACGCTATGTTATCGTCTCCGCTTGTAATAGCGTCAAGTGCTGTATCACCTACTGCGGCGTTACGGTTAGCGCCGCTATAAGCGCCCGAACCCGAATTACCAATAGATATGTTAGAGCCTGCTACGAAAGCATCTGATAAACCGTTAATGGAAGTAGCACCGCCCGCACTTACAGACTCCCATGCTACTCCGCTACCTGTTGAGGTTAGCACTTGCCCATCAGAGCCGACTGAACCATTGATTTTGAGAATAGCGGCAGGAAGATTGATTGAACCATCACTCGCTCCTGTAATCCAAACAGGGCTTCCATCACCCGAAGATATGGATAATTGGTCGTTACCTGTTGCGCTTGCTACATCTGCCTTTCCAATTACTACATTGTTACTTCCGGTAGTAATATTATCTCCTGCTCCGTAACCGATAGCAATATTTTGGTCTCCCTCAGTTAGAGCGTTAAGGACGCTATCACCTATACCTATGTTACGGTGTGCGGCATTATGCGTGCCCGAACCTGCGGCATTGTAACCTATGTAGATGCTACCCGTTCCGTGTAGATTCATGGCCGCTTGATTTCCTATGGCTACATTGTTACCCCAAGTAGAGTTTGCATTGTAACCCGCAAGGCTACCGACTAATACATTTCCACCTTGCGTTTGAGACTTCCCTGCCCAATCACCAATAATTACCGCATCACTACCTGTAAGCGCTAATCCGGCTTCGTTACCAATAACTACATTGTCTTCTCCGGTTGATAAAGCGCCTCCTGCATCTTTACCGATTAAAGTATTGTCCGTTCCGGTTGTTACTGCGTCTCCTGCTCTATGACCTACTGCGGTGTTGTTTGCACCACTATTTAGATTTGTTAATGCTTGATAACCTACTGCTACATTGGAAGCACCGCTTGTAAGGTCTTCCATTGCGTTACCACCTACTGCAACATTTTGAGAACCACTTATTGCGGTGCTACTTGTTGCTCCACGCATGGCTTGATAACCTACTGCAACATTTGACGAGCCTGTTCCTGCGCCGTTTTCCGAGTTTAGAGCATCATGTCCTAAACCTGTGTTACCCCATCCGGTTGTTACATTGCTTCCGGCTCTAACACCAATAAATGTGCTACCGAAAACACCACCCGCCAAATCTTCTGCCGCTTTGTATCCAACGGCTGTTGCTTCGCTTTGCGTGGTTGCTGTTTTCAAAGCATCAAAACCAATAGCGACATTGTTATCTCCGGTTGTTACTGCCGTTCCTGCATTAATACCTAATGCTACATTGTAGTTACCACTCGATGCAGTTAAGGAATCTAAAGCACCGCTACCTAATCCAACATTTGATGTAGCGGTTGTAATAGCATCAGATAAACCACCAATAGCGGTAGCGCCTGCCGAAGCCGCCGCTTCCCAAGTCATTCCGCCTGTGTTACCGCTTCTTGCGGTTAATATATAACCATCAACAGGGTTGTTAGATACCTTTAAGTTTGCTTCATCAACCACATTGTCTGTTATTGTTAAAGCAGTAGAACCTGTAACTTCTCCTGTGTGAGAATCGTGATTGATTGTTACTGTGTCGGTAGCACCAACAACAGAAGTTAATCCTGTTCCACCTGCTATATCTAAAGTGTTACCGTTACTAATAGTTTGGTTACTGCCGGAATCAGCAGTTAGAGTAAAGGTAGTGGCCGGTGTAGCCGCCTCCCAAGCGACCCCGCTTCCGGTAGAAGTAAGCACCTGCCCATCACTACCATACGAACCACCAATTTTTATCTTTGAATTTATGAAATCAACCGCACCATCAGATTGTATGTTAAGTCTCTCAGTCCCGCCTGTTACAAAGCCCATTTTATTTGCGGAGGGTCTATACATACCTGTGTCTGTATCGTCTTTGAATCTTAAGGTTGGGTTAGACGCTCCACCGTCTGATATACCTAATTTGTAGTTATTTTCAACATTGATGCCGCCGGAAGATAATGTAAATACTTCTGTTGCGCCTACTGAAAACCCTATTTTATCAGATGCCGCCAAATACATACCTGTGTTAGTATCATTAGCGAAAGAGAATGACGGTGAGCCTGCTGAACCGTCCGCCGCCCCCGCAAGGCTTGGGACATTAGCGGCGAAGTAATCAAAGACTGCGTTACCTGTAACTAAACCGCTTTCTCCGTTTGCTACTCCACCCGCACCATCAGTAGCGACTGCCTTTACTGCCGCCGCCCCTAAACCTAAGTTACTTCTTGCTGTTCCTGCGTTAGCCAAATCAGACAAGTTACTTGTCTTTACTAATTTTTGACCTAACGCAGTAGTAGTCGTAGCGGCGTAGTTAGCATCGTCTCCTAATGCCGCCGCCAATTCGTTAAGTGTGTTTAATGCAGTAGGCGCTGAATCTACTATCCCTGCAACCTCAGCATCAACATAAGCCTTAACCGACTGTTGGCTTGGTGGCCTTGTAGCCGAATTCGTAGCCATGTCGTCTTCATCAATTAGGTTCAATTGCGTATTTGTTGTGAAGGTTAGGTTACTTTGCATATAAGATTGTAGGACGCTAATATCCATTCTCTTCAATGCGCCTGCATCACTTAACACCAATTCATCAGTAGAAGCAAGACCGCTTGTTAAAGCAGTCTGCCCTGTAATGTCGCCTATAACAAAGTTAGATGAACCCGCAGTAGTAAAGTTTTGAGCGGCGATATAATCATAGACTGCATCACCCGTAACCAATCCTGCGTTACCATCTGCTACTGAACCTGTGTCCTTTGTAGCGGCACTACCCAAACCCAAGTTAGTCCTTGCTGTTCCTACATTAGTTAAGTCCGATAGGTTGCTTGACTTAGCAAGTTTAGTGCCTATATTATTAGAGACTGTTGTAGAGAACGAAGCGTCATCACCCAAAGCCGCCGCTAACTCATTTAATGTATTAAGAGCAGAAGGGGCGGAATCTACGAGACCGGCTACTTCTGCATCTACATACGCTTTGATAGATTGTTGGCTCGCTACCTTTGTTGCACTATTAGAAGCCATATTATCTTCATCGAGTAAATCAGACGAAATAGAATAATTGTTAGCGTTCATGGCTACGCTATCTAATTTATCTTTTAGCGTAGAAGTAAAGTTTCTTTGTGTTAAGCCACCATCACCTACTGAGTAAGTAGTATCTACGGGAACAGCCCATGTAAAAGAACCATCACCATCAGAGCGTAGGAATTGTGAAGATGTGCCGTTACCTGTAACATTTAATTTTGCGGCTGTTATTGCGTCATCTGCTATTCTTGCTGTTGCGAATGTTCCGCTTGTAATCTTACTTGCACCAATGTTTGGAATATCACTTGCTGATAAACCACCGTCAAGAATATTTATTTCAGCCTTGCTTGCTGTTATACCTAAGTTATCAATAGCGTTGGCTTGTTGTGTAGTGCTTAAACCTTGTGAGGCCGTATCTACTCTTAGTCTGTTACCAAGAGCAGTAGTCATAGTGGTAGAAAAGTTTGCATCATCTCCAAGTGCCGCCGCTAACTCGTTTAGGGTGTTTAGTGCGGCAGGTGAAGAATCAACCAAATTAGCCAATTCGGTATCTACATAAACCTTGATTGATTGTTGGGTAGCAAGATGTGTCGCCGAATTAGAAGCCATATTGTCTTCGTCTTTGACGGGAACGATATACTCTAAATTACCATTAACATCATCATACGATACACTAATAAAAGTTTGTGTCCCACCAAGCATACCACCTACATAGTCTTCTACCTGTTCAGCAGTAACACTTGCTTGAGCCGCAATAGCCGCCTCTGCCGCATCAGTAATATGTATAGTGCCTATAATATTTTGGTGCGGACGGTTTCTCGGCATTTTTCTCCCTCAGATGATTTAGTCTTTCTTACTCTTCGGCACAATGTTTCTTAACTTGTCTCCCACTTTGCCGTTAGTAGTCAAATACTCATCCATCTTTAGGTCGTGTTTCTGACGCAATGCTTCCATTTCCAATTCGTGCTTGATTCTCAAACCTTGCATTGTCCTTGTGTGGTTTTTATGTGCCTCTGTTGCCTCTACCTCTGATGCTAACTCATCGGGTAGAATGTTAATTTTTGCACTTTCTTTGCCCTTGAATAAATCAAGAACGGAAGTTATAATTAGTAGTGCAGGGCCACCCAAAAGACCTATAACAGTCAATTGGGAATCTGTAATGTCTTGCTTCTCTACAAGACTAAAGTAGGACGCTGATGAGGCTATAACTACCCATGATAAAACAACGGCAAAACCGAAGACAAGCATGAGCATATCGTTAGGGGCAGGCTTACGCATGGACTCCTAAGTAAGTTATTGATTTATCAATTATCCCCTTCTTTCTTTCCCTCTTGGGAATTTTCACGAGGTAATTCTCCGACTTGTGGTGCTACCGGAGATAAGTCCTTTCTTTCGTCTCCGTCCTTTGCTTTAGGCATATTTAGAATGTCTAATGATTGGTTCAAAGTTAGTATTCCCGACTCGTAACCCATGACCGCTCTCTGCATAACATTGAGAGGTGTTTCGCTATCCATAGTATCGAATCTGATTCTTGGTAGGTCTTGTTTTCTGTGTTCTATACCGATTAAATTTAAGTGCATCGAAAACAAATCGGCACAAGCCTGCTCTAATATTTTGTGCATACGAGAAATTGCTTGAACCGCCCATAGGTTTGCGTTGTATGTGGCCGCAAATGTTGAACCTCGCTCTTGACCTGCGGCTACTCTCGGCACTTGTAGAACGGCGGCAATATCTCCGTTGATAGAATCTAAGAAGTCGCTACTGTTTGGTAGAGAGTTTTCCAAATTAACATGGTGTAATTCTACATAGTGGGGTAGAACAGGTATTTGGTCTCCGCGTAGTCCCTCAAACAAAGAGATAACATCATTCATAATAGTATTCAATCTATCATACTGCTCCGCAGGGTCTTGAATATGCTCGATGGCGGATTTATCAATAGTGATAAATTGCTTAGTCATCGAGTCTTCAAGACTGATACGATTATTCATACTGTTATACTTCATGCGTATTGCTTGCTTTAGAGCAGAGAATCGAGATGCGCCCCAAACGCCGTAAGTGCTTCGACCTTTGTTATCTACAAACCAATTACTTCGGTAATCAACCTTAAAGTGTAAAATCTCTTTAGCCGAGATTGCCTTTTCGTATGTTGATGCTTCCCTAAGCATATATGTTACGGGTCTAATGATGGGGTTTTCTTTTGACGCTACGAAATATGACCCCAAGCCACCTCTCTCATCTACAATATTGACCTGTGCAACAGGTAGATTCTGCAATTCTAAGATACCCTGTCCTTGCTTTCCTACTATCTTGTTAATATCATTACCATAGACCATTAGGTTGCGCATGGCGTTAATCATAATGTCGTCAAAGTCGAGAGTATCTTCTACTAACTCGCGCACAGCATTTCTTATCTTTGCATTTTTCGCTTTATCATAATGTATCTCAAAATTGTTAGCGGTTAAAGATACGGCGCGCACAGCCCCGTTCAATTCGGGGTCAAGTTTCAACATGAGGTCATACATATCGAATTCGTTATCATAATTACTGTCTTTATTTAATTTTTCAGTATCTCTTACAATATCGGGAATACCCGCTACCGCTTTGAAGGTTTCATTTGTTGGAATTCTCTTTGGAACAGCCGCTTGCACATTTCTTCCAAGAAGTCTATCCAATAGTGTTCTCTCGGCCATAGCAATCCTACGCAACAGGTATCTTATAAGTATTCGTTTATTCTTTTCGCGTTTTTTTCGACTTTCAGAAGAAATTAATCGCCATACTGAACATATTTTTTCATTTTTTTTAATTTTTTCAAAGATGTGTGAGAGATGAAAACAGGGCAACCCCTACCCATACCATTGAAGAAATTGAAGAAAATAAAAAACCGTTATACTGCGAGCCTGTATTTTCTTCTACGGATAACAAAATGAATCAAACTAATTAAATACAAACGAATATTTATTAGTATCTTGCACATACGGGTGTTCATGGGGACGAAAGAAAACTTCGTTGGCGGCTATGATTTAATCGAAAAAGCGGTGAATGAGAGGTCATGGGCGAACATAAGAGAATTGGCGCGGTATCTGCACAAGTTAGAGCCGAGATGTAGTGTAGAGGCTTGGAGAACAAGGACATATCGTTGGGCTAAGATGCAAGACTCTACGGTAAAGGATTTATTGAAGAAAGAAGACTATGATAGTATATCGCCGGTAGATAGGCATACTACAATGTATTACGATGAAAAGAACGATGTTTATTTGACTGCTAACTTGGATAATACAGGTATAGTAAAAATAGACGGAGAAATGCACAGGCAAATGAAGAAATCCTACTCTGACGATGGCGAAGGAGATACTATCGAACAGATGAGTAGAAAATTCAAGTTACCTACATCATTCCTTAGTAATTATGTAAAGATGTGCGGTTGGACTCACGGTATGGATATTTATACCGATGAAGAAATACAAAGTCGCACAATAGATGATTTAGTAGAAGAAAGCGTCAATATCAAGCGTAACAAGATATTAGAAAAGTCCGCTAAGAAATATTGGGCAAGCATAGAGAAGGATGCTGATAATTACAGACTACTACAAGAGACTTGGGCTAACGAATTCAAGTCTTTAATCGGACAAAAGGCTACTAAAGTAAAACCATACAAGATTGAGAAATCAGATGCACCTTACGCAGTAGTTATGTCTCCAACAGACTTGCACTACGGTAAGCATGGATGGAAGGACGAAGTAGGCGAAGAGTATTCTTTAGAGATTGCTCGTGAGCGCCTTCTTTCTTCTACCGCTAATCTAATCAGTAGATTTGCGGGTAGGCCGGAAAAGATTATTGTTGCTACGGGTTCTGATTGGTTTCACATAGATAACGAAAACGGCGGAACGACAAAAGGCACACCACAGGATATGGCGGGCAGTCCCGCTCAGATTCTAATGGAAGGCTGTAAGTTAGCAAGAGAACATATTGATATGCTTAGGGCTGTGTGTCCGGTAGAGGTAGTATTCATGCGCGGTAATCACGATAGGCATAGTGCTTTGGCTCTTATGATGTATCTTGACGCGGTGTATGAGGATACTGACGAAGTGCAGGTTGTATGCGACCCTAAGACTCGTCAATACCTACACTACGGTAACAACCTCTTAGGTTTTACACATGGAGATGGTGTGAAGGGTAATGACCTTCCTGCTCTCATGGCTACCGAAGAAAGGCAGGCTTGGGGAGACTTGGAGAACCACACTTGGTTTCATGGGCACTTGCACCACATGAAGACTACTGAAATGAACGGTGCTTTGATTATGCAGTTACCAAGTCTTGCAGGCCACGATAGATACCATTACAAAAAGGGTTATACAATGAATAAGGCGGGCATGAGCGCGCATATAATAGATAAGGAGCAAGGCGTTATAGGCCATCTCTTCTGTCCGGTGGTAAGACATGGTTGAATGGGTATCTGCTGAATGTGATGGTTGCGGGTGGAAAGCCAACCGCATGATGAAATCTAAAGCAGAAGCAGGTATCTGTCCGTATTGTAATCAGAAAAAATTGAGGCCGATGTAATGAAATTCAACACAGACTTTGCTATGGCTCGTTCTCGTGATGATGTAGAATACTTTTACAAGTGGCTTGGTTATACTTGGGGCGACCACATTGGCGAATGGATGGATATGTATGGAGAGCGGGGTGATGTGCAGGTTCATAGAGTCTGCGTTATTGCACCACGAGACCACAGTAAATCCACTACTTTAAGGGTTAAATTATTACACAGCGCTTTGTTTGAGAAGTGGCGGGACAAGCCCTTTACTTGTTGGCTGTTTTCCGCAAGCAAAGACTTGGCTGTAAGAAGACTTGAGGAAATAAGGGAAGATATGAAAAGACACCCGCAGTTAAGTAGATACTTAGATACACGCAGAGGGAATAAACTTGAATTACGATTTACTAATGGTGCATGGATTCGTGCTACATCGGTTGGTTCGGCTATACGCGGAGAACACCCCGCTTGTATTGCCTTTGATGATGTATTGGATGATACAGGCGACCAAAATTTTGAGGGGATAAGGCAATGGTTCAGAAAGAAAGTTACGCCTATGCTGAGTCCGGGCACTTCGATTTACTGTGTGGGCACGCCCATGTCTATGACTGACCTATACCACACAGAGATGTTAGATAACGATACTTGGAAAAGCGGCACATGGTCTGCTGTAAAGAATTGGGATGAATACAAGGCTGACCCCGAAAATGTAAAGGCTATCGAATTATGGCCGGAGTTTAGACCTGTTGAATTCTTACTTGAGCAAAAAGAGGCTATGGGTGAGTTATCATTTATCCAAGAGTATATGTGTAAGGTTATAGACGATGAGGCTTCGGTATATCCTCGCTCTTTAACACACAAGCAATTAGATTTAGATGTTACATTAGGGCAGGAAAAGCAGGACGATTGTAAATACGCAATTGGCTTTGACCCTGCGCATGGTCTCGGTAAGGACTATTCCGTTATGATTTGCCTAAAGCAAGATTCTGACGGTTTTATTCACCTTGTAAATATATGGAGAAGAAATGACTTCGCACCGGACAGGCAAGCGGACATGATGATAGAGTGGAGTAAAAGATACGGCACACCTGCGTTTGCGGTTGAGGCAGTAGGCTTCCAACAGATGTATGAAAGTCTGTTATCACAAAAGGGCGCTATGATTGACTACCGAGAAAGCAAGGTAAGCAACAAGACCTTGAAGCAAGGCTTGATGAACCGTATGAGAGTGTGGTTTGAGCGTGAGATGATAATATTCCCGTATGGAGATGACGCTACTCGCAGACAAGTCAATATACTGCTTGAAGAGTTAAACAGTCATGCTTGGAGAGACGGCGAAATCATAGATTTGGGTAGGCACAACGATTGTGCTATGGCCTTAGCACACGCATTAGACCAATTTACATATAGGACACCGGAAATGCCTTCCGTTTTCAAAACAATGCGGAAAGGAGAATGGACGGGCGGACAAAGAAGAATCAATAGGTCGCCAACAAGTTTTGGCGGTAAAGTTATGAGAAGGAGAAGATAATATGGCGGGCAAAAAACCAAAGAATAGAAGAAGGACGCACAGCAAGATAACGGGAGTAAAATTCAATCGGCAAGACCGCTCCGTAAGAGCGCATGGCCCACTTCCCAAGAGACAGACCTACCAAATACACATAGAGAATGTGATAAAGAGCGACTTCCTAAATGAATGGCGCACGAGTGAAGAATTTGCTTGGGAAGCATCGAAGGGCATTCCCAAAACATGGAAGCAGATTACACCTTCCGTTCTTGGGCAAATTGTAAGACCCATGATTGCCGACCAAACGATACTGCGCAAAAAAGATACGCATAACGGCCAAAGGGTAGCCTTCTATAAAAAGTCGGTTGGGTATAGAGGCAAGTTTATAAAATAATTTTGAAAAAAATTTTTAAAAATTTCTCGTGGTGCTAACCATAAGGGTCAAATGGAGGGGTCAAATTAATGGCGAAGCCCTGCGGTGGTAGGTCGCATCCTCTGAGGCCATTAGGGGCGCTCTATCGCTCTCTAATGGATACGGATTGAGATATTCAGCAGTTTAGCCACTTGCTGAGGTGGTTGCGTCAATCTTAGGCTATTGGTTGCCTTCGGTATCGAAGACCTGCTTCCTCTAATTGAGGAATGAATGCAACATCAACAGCGAAGTCAATCAATTCGTCATTGTTCCATGAATGGACAGCATCAACGAAGACCACTTCTCGCCATACTTGAGCATCTCTCGACATTGCTCGATATGTCTTGGCTTCCTCAGTTTGTCCGAGTCTCTCAAGTGCCCATGCTACTTTGTGAGCAGAGCGACCGAGAGGCATCATCCACACCTTAGCATTCGACCCATTGCGAAGGTTGCCCTTCCTAAGTCGTGGTTGGGTAATTCCGAATCGTGCGTCTCTCCAATCGAGAACGCCCCAATTTGCTCTTACGAATGGGATTAATCGAAGGCAGGATATACCACCCTTGATTCCCTGTTCGTAAGCCTTAGACTCGCCATCTCTCAATGACTGTCCTTCTCCGGTGTTCCATAATCGGCCATTGCAGGAACGGCAGATAACTTCACCCTTAGCGAACCATGCTCCACATGAACATCGGGTTCTCATTGCTGAGACCCATTCAATGGCGTTGTGCTTCATAAATGAAGCACGAATCCAAGCAGGCGACACCATTTCGCTCAATGAGCGGAATGGAGCGCTTCCATGTAGAACCAAGACTTTGTGGTTCATTGAAGGGATTTTGAATCCCTCCTTTCGGAGACTTCTGGAAGTCTCCTTGACCTTCTCTACGGCATCCGCAGAGAGGGCGTCTATCAGCAGGCATATGTTCAGTAATACAGTATTCATACTTGTTCACCTCATCAATTGGGAGATAAGCACCCCTTATGATAGTGTCGCCGATTAGGGGCTAATTTCGGGGTTTTTGCTTTTTTTCTGACCGCGCCAAGCGTATTTTTTGTAGCCTAATTTTTAGGGTTAATTAATAACTAATTTTGACCTTTTTTTGTAGCATGATTTCGGCCTTTTTTTGTAGCATGATTTCGGGGTTATCTATGCTACAAATTATTATTTTTTTGTAGCATATTATTAATTATTAATTTTTGACGATTTTTTATTAATTTGCTATGCTACAAATTTTTTTTTGCTATGCTACAAATTTTTTTTTTTGTTAAAAACCGCTTGCTACAAATTTTCTTCAGAGTCTAAAAAAGCGTATGCTACAAATATTTTCAAAGTCTAAAAAAAGCCATGCTACAAATATCTTTGCGCCCTAAAAAAGCGAAGCCCGCCCGAAGGCGGGACTTACTCGCTTAATCCATTAAGGTGTAACCGTCTTCAAAGAGGCTGTCCATGTAGTCGTTGAACCCGCATCTATACGCAATGGGGTCTAACTCCTTCAATACGCGAGAGGCGTTGAATGTTACTCCAACCTTTACCTCTCCGTATATTTCGTCTATCATATCATCATACATTTCTTCGGCTTGTTCCATGCTCAAGTAAGGCATGATTGGCGGTGGGGGTATTCCCTTATAACTCTTTTTTGTAGCATAGCGCGGTTTGTTTTTCGCTCGCGCGCTTGCGTTACAACCAACCATGCTACAAATTTGTATCTTAACTCCTGCGTCTTTCGCGCGCGCGTTGTGTAGGGGGTCGGTGCTACAAATTTGTAACTTAGCGTTTAGGGGGTAGGGGGTGGGTATGTTAAGCGTTGTTATGCTACAAATTTGTAGCGTTGTTACTCTGTGCGTTTGCCCGCCCGCGTGTGTCGCTATGCTACAAATTTTTTTAGGGGTTAAAAAAACCTATGCTACAAATATTTACACAGTAAAGCGTAAGGGGGGGCAAAGCCCCCCCAAACCTTTTCAGTAATCTATTTCGACTTCCCCATAAATCATTATCCATTCGTCATGCTTGCACTCACCGCTCTCTACGCCTGTGCATTGCGCCCAAAACCTGTATTCGTAGGTTTCGTAGCCCCAATCGTCTTCCATATCATAATAGGTGTCTCTACCCATTAATTCACGGTCGCACATTACAAGGTCGCTTGACCCACAGCAAGGGCATTTAACGCCATCTACGGCGTTTTCAAACGCCTCTTTTTCGTGGGGTTGCTCCCACTCATAGGAACGCTCTTGAGCGTCCCCGCAGTCTGCTTTCATTTCATATCTCATATCTTCCATATTGATACCTCGTTCTATCGGGGTGGGTATCCCCTTATAATGTTTTTTTGTAGCATAGCGGGGAAGCAATAGCGAGTAGGCAGACCACAAATTTGTAGCATAACTCGTGGGGGCAACGGGGGGCGGGGAACACAAGCGGTCTATGCTACAAATTTGTAGTCTAATACAGTAAGGTGCGGGGGCGTAGGGTTAAGCGCGCTATGCTACAAATTTGTAACCTATATACTTACGCGCCGTTGCGCGCGCAACGCTCACGCTATGCTACAAATTTTTACGGGCTAAAGAAATTATGCTACAAAATTTGGCCTCTCGCTCATGCGGGCTTAGGCCACGAGGCTGAAGCCCCGCAGGTGTAGCAATAAACGCCGGACTCGTCCGGCTCTACTTCGGGGAATTCATCTGTCCCCTTACAGCAGGTGCAGTCGTATAACTCTAATATGCCTTTGTAGGTGAAGACTATCTCGCCTCTCTTGCTCATGTTTATCGGAGCGGGTATCTACTTATAAGGTTTTTTTGTAGCATAGGTCGCGCGCTTTTTCGCTTCAGCGTGTATGAGTAAGTATGCTACAAATTTGTAGTGTGATACGGCAAACGCCACGCGCGCAAACCCTTACACCCTATGCTACAAATTTGTGGCTTATCAAGAAAAGCGCGTGCGCGCAAAACCGTTGCGGGGTTATGCTACAAATTTTTCAGCGCTAAAGAAAAGATTATAAGCGCAAACGCGCTCCGCTCAAGGCGCGTAAGGGCAGAAGAGTTGGCCTGTGTCTATGTTATATAATATATCATCTATACAGACAAGTGTTTCTGTTCCCTTGCCTGTGCTTTCTCTTATTGCCTTCACTAATGCCCAATACTTGTCGTAATACTCGCACATAAACAGACGAAGGGGTATGCCTATTTAACCTTTTTTTGTAGCATAGGTCAAGGGTGTTACGCCCCGCGCGCACGCATAAGCGGGCTACGCTACAAATTTGTAGCCTCGTGCGTGTAAGCAACGCGCGCCTTTTTTGTTGTCGTTATGCTACAAATTTTTAACGGCCAAAGAAAAGAGAGGAAGGGGGCGAACCCCCAACCTACTCAAATCCCGCAAGCCTTGAGAAACTTGGCTTCATCAAAGCGGGGGTTCTCCATGCAAATCGGCCTAATGGTCTCGTATGCAATCATTTTTTCTGTTCGGCTTTCTTTCATCTGTATAATAGAGGCAATCGCCTCAAAGTGTCTGCGCGTTAGCATTGTATCACCAAACCGACCCTAAAGGTATTTGCTTATAAGGTTTTTTTGTAGCATCGTTATTTATTTTTTTGTTTTTGTAGCCAACAAAATTAATTAAACGCTATACTACGCTACAAATTTGTAATTAATTAATTCTTTCATTAGTATTTTTAGTAATAGAGAAGTAATCTAAAACATATATGAAGAAATAAAATAATTGCTACAAATTTGTAGCAGTCATGCGTTTTATTCTTTCAGTAGCGTGCGGAAACAATAGAAAGATATGCTACAAATTTTTATGAGCGCTAAAAAAATTGCCGACCAATCGCCTGCGAACAAACAGGGACTTACCCCTAAACAGGGGCAACCCACGCGTTATGCCTAACTCGTGGGCAGGTCGGGTAAGTGTTACGCTTTCTGAAAATATCGGCCACCCTTTTTCACTCGACTCGGAGAGGGGTCTTCTCGTGTGCGTGTATCCTGTCTTATTGGCGTTGCAGTTAGGGACGCACCGGCTCTTTACCTGCCCTACTTGCCTTCGGGGGTATAACTCCGGTCTTCATGGGGGCGAGTGTTCAGTTCGCCCCCCACTTACATTTTAGCGGACAGGGTATCCATATATAACCTTTTTTTGTAGCATAATAGCGTTGTTTTCTCTACCGAGATACGCTACAAATTTGTAGTGTGTGTTGTTGTTGTGTTTGTTACGCTATGCTACAAATTTCTGTCGTGCATAAGGTTTGGGACGGGGGGTGATGCGTCCCCCCGCCCACAATACCCGTAGAATCTCAGTATCCCCATAGAATCTTCTTTACTCGTAATTTTTCTTTACTGCCTTTCATTTGGTTCTTGCCTCGTAGCATCCAAGTATTTTCCACACCATTACGGACAATACAACAAATCAAGTCCCCGCTTGACCCTTCTGCTTCTCTCCATGCAATCTCCTTGAGGACTACAAGTGTGCTTGTGCCTGTTGCGAATCTCGCAGGCTTTTGCCCTCGTAGTCTCTCCATGATGCTTGCGCATTCCTTTCTTTCTTCATCGTTGAGGCGCGCGCCCTTGAACCTGTCTCGGTTGTGCGTCCTTATGTCGCGTTGTCGCTTCATGTATCGCGGTTGGGGTATATGGTTATAACCTTTTTTTGTAGCATAACTCAGTAGTGGTTACGGTATGTATGCTACAAATTTGTAGCCCACCTCGTTACGCCCAAAAAAGGAATCCCTATGCTACAAATTTTTGAGAGCCAAAAGGAACGGGGGGGTTGAGAACCCCCGCCCCAATTCAAGAAAGTCTCATGCTACTTGCTATAATCTCCCTAACATCTTCAGCCGTTAAACCTAAGTCTTGGTTGTAAATATCGCATATCTCGGAACATTCCTCATGCGTCTTACCCCAATACCAAGCGCTTTGTAACTTGTCGGGGTTTCCCCTCATAGGGAAGTAACCGGCGACTCCCTCTTTAATGCAACACGGAATATATCTAACTGTTCCGTCTTCCATCGTGTCTGTCTCGTGCAGGCATACCATTGCGAACCTTCGCTCCATAGTCCTGCGACCCCATACCCCCTTATAAGGTTTTTTTGTAGCATAGGTATCCTACTCTCACGGTCGGTATGCTACAAATTTGTAACTTAGTGTGTTTTACAACACCTACTGTTGCTATGCTACAAATTTTTAACGGGTATAAAAAATGCGCCACCCGACCCCCCGCGCGCTTTGGGGGGTCGAGTATCCGACTTCTAACGCCAAAGTATCTCAAGGCGTGGGAGTGTGTATCATGCCTGTTTTGTATCTTGCTTTTTCCTCGCTATATGTTCCGCTCATCTCTTGGGCTATCTTGAAATATCCGTTGCCCTCTTTTTTCTTGCTCATCTTATTTCCTTCATGGGTGTTCCAAGCAGTCATGTGGTAAAGGCCGGTGTATTGGTTAAGGTGTATAGCAATCAAACCTTTCGGGGTTCTAACCCAAAGGTCAGTCATGTCCTTATCCATCACAATATGTCCGCAGTCGTCAAGTCGTATGTCGTCTTTCTCCATATTAGAGCCGAAGGGGTAGGGGGTTATAAGGTTTTTTTGTAGCATATCGAGCGTGTGTATTTACTTCCGTATGCTACAAATTTGTAGCGTATATGCGTAGCCCCAAAAAAGCACTATGCTACAAATTTTTGCGCGCACGAAAAAATGATGCCCCCCCGCACTTGTCCTCCACGCTTCCTCTTCGTGGGCGAGGCGGGGTTGGGTCTTACTCATTCTCCGTTACTCATTCACCTGCTAAATAGCCCTTAATTAATTTCATCTTGGCCCATTCTCTCTTTTCATAGTCAGTATGGTTCATTGCTAATTCCCATAGCATCATAGCCATACCTTCGTTACTCGGTGTTATATCCACATATTCTGTCGTCTCGTCTTCTTCCATATTTCTTCCACTCCTGTTTTGCTTATAAGTCTTGTCCTGCTTCATTCTTCTTCCATACCGAATACCTGTTGGTAAGCGTCAAGGGCACGAGCCATTTTCATTAATTCTTTAATGGCTAAATCTTTTGCCTCTTTACTGTGTCTCGTGTCCAATAGCATATCAATATACGCGGGGGTCATTGCCGTCCATGTCGTCATATTTGAGCGGACGGGGTATCCCTACTTAAGTCTTTTTTGTAGCATGGTAGGCTACGGTTTTACCCCCTTATGCTACAAATTTGTAGCAATACGGGGTTTTCGCTAACTTATGCTACAAATTTTTGCTTTCATGCGAAAAAAGGCGGTTTTTGCCTATTCTTGCGGGTTTTACCAAACTAAATTACGCTCCGAGCCTTTTACCTTGCTAATTCTGTTGTCGAGCATCAAATTATAAAACCCATGAGGGCAAGCGTCTTGGGTGCATCTGCATACCCACAGGCTATACCCAAACTCACTAATATAACACTTAAAGTATTCTGTCCTGCAATGGTCGCAATGCGTGTGTGCTTCATCTCGCTTCGTGTAATTGTCCATGATACTCCGAGTGGGGTTGCCCTTATAAGGTTTTTTTGTAGCAAGTCTGTTCCCCCCTATGCTACAAATTTGTAGCGTAATGTCGTGTCGTGCTTTGCTACAAAAAAAGTATGCTACAAAAAAATGTTGCGCGTGTAAAAATGCTTATGCTACAAAAAAAAGTTAGTGTGAAAAATGCACCAAGTATCCATACCACCGCCAAGTGTTTTGCTACAAAGTTAGTATGCTACAAATAACCCCTAAAAGAAAACCTTTATTAAGGTTAGGTATCGCGCCTCTTGCTACAAAAATCCAATCCTACATTTCTATATGCTACAAATAACCTCCTACTTTTTGTTCATGCTACAATTTTCTTGTTTTTCTTTCACCATTAAATATAGGTGGGACTGAACATTCTCCGAATGCCTTACTGCTATCTGTCCACCAACCGCACGCTTTACGGGTCTTGGGCTTACCACGCCCTCACCTACGCCTTCAACCTAACTACCGCTTTCGCTCCCTCTCCGCACCATTTCGCTCCATTGCCCCGCGTTACGCTGAGGTGGATGGTGGGCAGGTCATTGCTCTTTCGCCACATCACTTCATACTACTTCCCCCATACTTGCTTAAGGTATGGACTTACTAAGATTCAGCCGACACCGCTCAAGGGATTTCCACACCCCTTGCTCGTCCGACCAAACCCGTTCTAATTCGCCTATGAATGATGACTTTCCCACCTCTCGGTAATGAGAGGCAGGCGTAGCCACAGATTCATAACAACCCTCGCTCAGTATCCCTCAAGTGTCTCGTTGCTCTGATTCACCCGCTACCTGCGAGGCTTGGAGTCTTTCGGTGAGTAATGCTCCTTTCCTACCCTGTGGGGGCGTATAGGTGCTGAGTATTCCTCCTTTGGTCGCTTTTCGTGTCTCAACTACTTCCGCTCGGGTGCTTCCGTTCTGTTTATCTCATGTTCGCTCACTTACTTGACTATCTTACATCGTTCAGTCCCGAAGGGGATGGCGAGCCATCTCCCAACACCACTACTCGGTAGCAGTAATTGGGGCGGAAGGCTATCCGCACTTAAACCTTCCGATTTTTGGCCTTGACCGACAGGTTCATAAGCAAATGCTTGCGTGGTCGTATTATGCGCAGGTATGAGGACGGCACATTCAAGCCGATAGACAAGCAAAAGCGGGAAGCAGGACGCAAAGGCGGACTCGCTACCGGAGATTCAAAGAAGCGATTAGGCGCAAGCAATGGTAGATATTCAGAAGGTCGAGAGAGACACCCATGCTGTGGCGCTATTAAGGGGCGTAGCCACAAGAAAACCTGCCCCAACCACAGGTCAAACAAGATTGCGAGGGCACTACGCAAGGAAAGTATAACGCCTAAAATAGTCGCGCCTAAAATGAAAATTGACCCCAATTTTATTGAAAGTGCCCCTGTGATTTCGATGCTCTACAATACGAGAGGCGTATGCGTTGGATGCAATGCAAACATAAATGCCCATGAAAGTAAAAAGGTGCATAAGTCCGACATAACTTCAAACCCAATGAGAGTCATGTGCCGAAAGTGCGCATGATTTTTTTTGCGAGTAAAAAAGTTTGTAGCATCGGTTTTTTTGGCTGACCCCCTTTGCTACAAATTTTTTTTGTAGCGTGCAGGCGAGCGAGCGCAGGCTACAAATTTTTATGCTACAAATTTCTATGCTACAAAGTTTATGCTACAATTTCTTTGCTACAATTTTTTATGCTACAAAATGTAGCGTAATTCCAAATAGTGCTATATATAGCCGTTTTAGATAGTCGGCACTACCTTACTACCTATTTTCAATTTGCGTGGCTCTATGACCCCTTCCAAGCGTTTTCTGTTTGCGTGGTCGTTTTTTGACGGGTATATTTCTCTTTACTATACTATACGCGCGAGGGGTGCTTGCGTGGTCGAATCGGAATCTTTAAATGCAGATGGTCGGTGGAGCAAATATCGGCAAAGAAGCCGGATACAGGAGATGAAAACATGACGACAGCAAGACAAGAAGCGTGGGGGTCATTCGGCCAAGACGCAATAGGAACGACAGCGAAAGAGGTTTGCGAAAACGCAGGCTTAACATGGAAGGCTCAGTTAGAGCCTCTATATGATACAAGGGGCAAGGTATTGACCCAAAAGCATAGAGGTGTGTTTAGAGATGATACGCACGATTGCTTAGGAGTAGTAGGTAAGTCATACCATGTAAAGCAACACCAAGAAGTAACTCAGTTAGCCCACGAATTGACGCAGGTAACAGACCTTGAGTTTAATAAAATAGGGGTAGTAAATAATGGCGCAAAGTTTTGGGTCAATTTGGCTCTACCGGATGAGATTCTGATTAACGGAAATGAGCCGGTTCAAGGCTTTATGACGCTTACAAATGCGCACGATGGTTCGGGTGCTATTAGGGTTATACCTAACTGCATTAGAATGAATTGTGGAAACCAAATGAACATGGTTCTGAGGGAAGCAAAAAAGACAGGTAACTACTTCACAATTAGGCACACCTCAAAAATGGATGAGCAGATTGAGAAGATGAAGGAAGCCATGAAGATGACTAATGTAATGTTAGACCAATGGGCTGAGGACGCTCTCGGTATGTTGGAAGTAGAGATGGATATTGGCGAGAGAGTAGAGTTTTACTTGGAACACCTGCCGATTCAGACCAACGAGGAATTGATTTCAAAAGAGAACCCTTACGGGCTTGCTACACGAGGCAAGAATATTCTCGACCAAGTGATTGCACTTGAGGCAGAGCCACAGAACCAAATTGGCGACATGGACGGAACGCTGTTCCAAACAGTAAATGTCGTAACCGACTTCATAGACCACGCTTGGGTAACTACCAAAGACGGACGAGTGAATGACCGCCGAGCAGAGAGCGCAATAATGGGAACAGGACAGCGCATTAAGGGCAAGGCATGGGCAGATGCAGTAGCAAGGACGGTAGCCTAAGTATAACGGTAAAAGAACGCAAGGGGTGGGTAGGGGTTGTCCCCTGCTCACCCCACCAATCACGACTCGCAGGGTGCATTGCACCTCAAAAAGTCGGGGTTGTGAGGGAGATGTGCCCTGTGAGAAAGACAAGAATAAATTGTCGGGTTCATTTTTTCATATTGCCTTCACAACCCCGCACCTGCTTGCGTGGTCGGAAGCGTTGCGTTTAAATAAGACAGATGAGAGGAAGAAATATGAGCGAAGAACCGAACCGATACTGCATAGTATGTTACAAGAAGTTTTATTCCCCTACGAGCAGGGCTAACCAATGCCCGACTTGTAGAGGAATGCAAGACCCCGAATTAAAACATTTTACAAATGTGCAAAGGCCACACGAAGACTCCACACACAAGAGGATTACTAACCGAGAGGCAGAGGAATTACTACAAGAGAAATACCGGCAAGGCATTATGCCTCAAATAGATGGTATAGAGATTGAAGACCACTTAGAGATTAGAGACGATGAGAGATACAGCGAGGAAGACATTTATGATATGTTCGGACTCAATGATGACGAAGACGAAGACGAGTGGGACTACTAATTATAGGGGGTAAAGAAAATGGATGATACGATTAGATTTAGTTTGGGCGACTGCCCAATTTGCGAGGCCAAAAAAGTGCCTCTGAGAATGGTGATGAATGCTAACAGGATGACGGCGTGGATATGCGACCCATGCTTGACTAAGTATAGCAACCGAGACAACGGCGGGGGAGCAGTAGCACGCTGAATGCTTGCGTGGTCGCAGTAAAAAGCATTATAAACAACAGACAAGGAGACGATAATATGAGCAAAGAGACCTTTGAGATGGGCGTTACATACGCCAACAAGCATAACGGAAGAACGATGGTAATAGACCAAAGACACATAGGCGACACAGGTATTATTCTGTGGCGTGGTGTTGATGTAGAAACCGAAAAAAGAAATTGGTTTAGTGAGAGTGATAGAAGCCATTGGATTAGACTTGGTGCTAACCCAAAAATAATGGTAAAAGATATTTCAGATGGCTACACTACGGTTATTTACGACAAGAGCAGAGGCGAGGAAGAATGAATAAAGGAGAGAAGGCAAGATACTTTAGCAAGTATAAGGCGAGGAAGAGGCACGCAGATGCAGGACTTTACCGCCTAAAGAAAAGCGACCCAACATATACAGTAAAAGCCTACGAATACAGGTTAAGAGCATGGGGAAAGAAAGGAGAGGAAGAAGAATGAATGAAAAGAATGGAATATATACAACGACTAAATTAATTAAGAGAGTCCGTAACGGAACAGAGGCAGAAGGAATAGACGAAAACGAAGAAGGATACACGCAGTATTCTACGGGCTTGTCTTACAATTCTGTTGGCCGTGTTAAAACAATAAACAATATTGAAGACTTGGAAGACAGAAAAAACAGAATGTCCACAAGTATTAGACTAATGGATGAGAGATATACCTACTACAAGTGGGTAGGTAAAAAGTGGGTAGAGACTGATAGATGGGATGCTTTAGTCTATGCTTACGACCTCAAGACTAACGACTACTCAAGCACCGACAGACAAAGCGTAAGGAAGAAGTCGAGCGGAGCAGGAGACCTATACTATAAAATGAAGCGAATGAATGCGTGGAATGACTATGGGGGATGGATTACACTAAAGAAGTTTGAAAACGACTTCGGCGGTTACGGCAACCATTGGGGTATGAGAATGTTTGATAACCTCTACTATGCCTTCAAGCGTGGCGGTTTGATGATTACGCACAACAACCAAAACGATGCCCACACAGAGAGTAACAGATGGGTAGCGAGGCTAAACCCAAGCACGAGTAGCGACCAAGCATACAACATGAGAAGCAACGCAATTATAGCAAACGAGGCTTTCTATGAGAGCATGAGACCTCTATACAATGAGTGGAAGGCAAACCAAAACAAGCAAGAGATTTGGAGTGAAGGATACAACAAGACTTTGACTTTGTTTAGGGCTAAAAAGAATGTTGAGAATGCTAAAGAAAGTATAGAGAGTAATTTGAAGGACATGAAAAACAATTCAAGTTATTTAACGGATAAAGTAATTCGCTCTTTTTACTTGACTAAAATGCTAACAAAGCCTGCGCAAAAAGAAGTGTTTAAGCAATTCCTATGCACAAGAAAGGACGGAGAATACTTCAACATAAACGGCATGAGCGTAAGTGATGTTCTTTACACACCTTACGAGGATTACAGAAAGGCATTCCAAGAGGCTGAGGGTAGAGTCTCAAGCATAAGGAGTCCGACTGATTACCACAGTATGGTAAGGAGAAACATAGAATATATGTTAAACCTAAGTAAAAAAAGGTATAACCACGATTGGATACCGGAAGCATTCGGCCACAGTTTGACTTGGAGTTTAGACAGGGCACTAACAAGGTTTGGAATGGAAGATATTATAGCCGTTAAAGAATGGTTGGAAGACATTGAAAACATTAGAGTGGCGGTCAAGAACGAGAAGGCTTACGACTTAGCAAGGGACTACCTAAGCAACGAAAACGAAGACCATGATAATAGAGACTATTGGGGTATGGCTTACTACATTAAGAATGGATGCAACCGAAGCACCCATGATACTGATGCTATAATGTGGGATGACGAGAAGATAGAAGCGGAGTGTGTAAAAATGCAAGCAGAAGCATTGGCTAACATACCTACACTTGAAGACCTAACAACATGGGTCTTAGAGACGGAGCAAGCGGTGTCTAATTTGAAGGCTACAATGATACTAACAAACGCAAAGTGGAATATTACTATGGGTAAAGTAATGGGTAGTGTTGCTACTGCCTTTATGAGTGATGAAGAAGAGTGAGATTTATATGCGGACAGGAAGAGTAGAATACATGAGCGAGAGGAAATACGACTATTGGACTATGCCTCTACGCACCGCTACGGGCGTTGCGTGGATAGACAGGAGAGATGTGTCCGGTATTGTCGAGACCGAAGACGGAACATTGGAAGTCCATTTGAAGTCGGGCACTATTTTTACCGTTATAGATTATGACGAAAGCACACTTAACAATTTGAAGTTAGTATTCAGCCCATACGATGAAAGGAAGTGATTATTATAGCCGGTAAAGTATGGGAAGAAATTGATGTAGCGATACCCGCTACTCATCTATGGATACAGAGACAGAGACGACTCTTGCGAGGCTTGAAAGCCTCGTTGAGAGAATGGATAAACAAATAGGCGAAATGGGCGAGGCAGTAGGATTACTGCTGTGGGACTTGCATTTCACCTTGACCGAGACACCGGAAATGCTGAGTGAGGTGGTAGCCGTATGGTTAAGCACTTCGTTTGCTCAGAATGTGATGGAAGTAACAAAGGAAGATTGCTTGCGTGGTCGAGACCAACAGGTTTAATAGCACAGGCTTAGTGGAGTAATTTGTATGAACATATTTGTATTACAGGAAAGCCCAATAGCAAGCGCCAAAGACTACTGCAATAAGCACCTGCCTAAAATGTGCGTGGAGTTATTGCAGATGTGTGGTTCGGCTGTGATTAGACACGGCGCTACACCCGACATGATGCCTCTTACTAAGAAGGGCACACCACTAAAAGGTGGCTACCACAACCACCCTTGCACCCGTTGGGTTGGCGATTCACGCACTAACTTTCTATGGGCTGTTACACACGGCCAAGCGTTATGTTACGAGTATAGTAAAAAATACGGCAAGACTCACTTTTGCGAGGCAGGTATTCGCCACTTAGATAAGATGGCTGACCTCATACCCGAAGGCGACCTTACACCGTTTGCTCTTGCTATGCCCGATGAGTATAGACCTAATTACTACAAGTCGAATTATAGAGGCGATACGCACGCAAGCGGTAATGTAGCGGTGCAAGCATACAGACGCTACTACCACAGCAAGGAGTTTGCGTCATGGGAAGGCAGACCTACGCCTACATGGTGGTGTGGCGAATGAGAGCGAAGACTATACCTCATGTGGAATACGAGATATTCCTTCATGTTATGAATGAGATAGATATTTTAGAGGTTAAAGAAAATATGTGTCCGGTAGGAGACAAGCACGCAGAAGAGAGATTCAACAAGGGTGCTAAGTCCGCCAAGCAATTGATACAGAACCTCATTGACCGAAGGAAGCACAGGCTACCGGAAGACCACCCCGACTACGAGGTGAAGCAATGAAGGAGAATGACGATGTTATTCAAGGCGTTCCTATGTTCCACAGATGGAAGACAAAGATTGTAGGAAAGGGAGATTACCAAAAAAGTATAACGGTTAAAGAATGCACAGGAAAGGAAGGGGGGTCGTGGCCTAACAAGTATATGACTGATGAAAAATTATTGCATGAAGTCAAGGCTTGCCCACGATGCTTAGAGAAAGGAGAGGTAATGATGCCGGACTTGAGTAAGCCGAGACCAAAGGTTCATAAGCCTACACCTGTTCCTATGATACAGCAGAGGCGGGGACTATTCCTAAGTGATTTTTAGGGGGTAAAAAAGATGATAAAAGAAAGCATAGAAGAATTAATAGAAGAAAGAAAAGACGACATGATGGATTGGGTGCAAACCATTGCGCTACTATTCTTTGCGATAGTATGCGTAGGTATAGGATTGGTGATACAATGAATAAGATAGGAGTATTAGTAGAAGAAATAGAGGCCACACTTGAGCAAGAGAAGAAGAACCTTGAGGCGTATGACCCAATGTTTAACGACCCCGATATGCACAATTGCGAGGGTTGGTGTGAGGCACTACAATATGTGCTAAGACAAATAGCGGTGATTGTAGAGTGAGTCAAGATAAATTGGTAGATTTGGTATGTTGGTTGGCTGAAAACCACCTTGAAGTATTAAAAGAATATAACAAAAGGAAAGTGATTGAATGAGTTACAGTAGAGAAGATTACGAAGCAGATATACGGGACGAATACCGAGCAGACGAGGCGTATGACGCTCTCGCAGAGGAAGCGTATTGGAATTGTAAGCACGAAGAATGGAGCATAACAGATGCCGGTATAGTAGATGTTGAGAGTTACAAGAACGGAAAAAAGATGGAGATTCCTTTAGCGGTTATAGAAATTAAGTGCGACCATTGCGAAAGAGAAGCATACGGTAGAGTCCCATACACACAAGTATTAGACCTTCTAAGGAAGGAGTTTGAGCATACAGGTGGCTTAGACATTGATGAAGATTCTTGGGGTGAGTAAGTGCCCGAAAAATGTTTATTATGCGGGGCATATAACGATAGATACTGCGGTTGTTGGAGAGACAGGTGGAATAAAAATGAGTAAAATAGAGGATAAAGTATGTGCTAAAATACAGGCACGAGCAGAGACAGGTAAAAAGAAGTATGGAGTAACTATGGAGAGGGAAGACCTAACCAACGAAGAGTGGCTTATACATTTGCAGGAAGAATTGATGGACGCGAGCGTATATGTAGAACGGCTCTTGTCGTTACTACCATTATTACAACCGTTAAATGAAGAAGCGCCGAGAGACGACAATGATTTCCCATTGTTGTAGAAGGTTTTATTAAGGTTCAACGCATGGTGATTTTATGAAGAGTAGAGGTAAGAGGTTTATACGGACAAGGCGAGCAGTCGGCCATATTCTTAGAGATAGGATGGTCGGTATGTCGGCTAATGAGATAGCAGAAGCGCTAAACAATAGAGAGAGAAGAACGGTGCAGGCTAACCCGATAAAGGTAGCACAGTTAATGCGTGGTGCTAAGGGTATTGAGTCCGAGATTGAGGCGAGAGAATGTGAGACGACTAAACAAGAAGTAAAAATATACAAGATGAATAGTTTTACTGATTATAGTAATTGGATAGAAGGGAAGGAAAATGAGTGAAGAAGAAACAATGAATGCAGAAGAGATACTACGCAGGGCATACAAGTGGTTTGGTGTTAAAGCACCAACCAAATACACCTTTGCGTTGAGAGACGATTATTACAAGACCATGAAGGCGTATAGTGCTTGGGTTAGGAATGATAAGGTAGAGAATGAGGATTGGTGGAAAGCATGGAAGCAATGACTTTAGCCTTTAAAGATATTAAAGTAATTAGTGCGACTCCATTTTCTCGTAGCGAAAAAACAAGGAAGTTAATTAAGAAGCCCTATGTTATTTTAGAGACTAAAAATAAAAGATTGATTGTGAGAGACCACAAGATAATGTATGATATAATTCATGTTTGGGACAGGGCGTTGAAGTATAGAGAGTATGCTTCCCTATGGGACGCAGGCTTGCCGATGAAAGGAATTGTTAGTGAGTATTTTAACGATGAAGAAAAGGCAGTAGTAGTATATACTAAGCATTGCTTACCGATTGATACTACCTCTTACCTAACGACTGCGGAGATTGTTAAGGTAGAAGACCACCCTGCCTTACCTGTGAAGGGAATTGTAGATGCAAGACCCATAGTAGAGGGTTTAGGCACTATTGCCCGCACTTGGGTAGATAGACACGCAGTTTATTATGAGATACTTGCACACGAGAATGGTAGAGTGTTCATAAGTCTTCATTCAGCACCTAATTTTCATGTAAAAATAAGCGGTAAAATAAAAATAGGTGAGGGCTTGTATGTGCAAGTGTGCAAACCTATACTGATTAAGGGGCTTATTACAATGATAGAGGACGCTAAGTTACAGGAAGTGTTCGCAACAGTAATGTTGGCTACGAATTATTCAGCGAGAAGGGGTGCTAACGGTAAGGTAACAGGCGTAAGATGCACACAAAAAATGCTCCCTAAAGAAAGAGACGCATTGGAAATTGCTTGGGGAAAGCAATTCTTTCAATTCACGGACTACAACGAAAAAAGAAAAACAGGGGAGCAGTAAAGCGTTTTGATTAATTCTTCAATTATTTCAATAGTAGTTTAGGTTAAAGGGAAAGTCTCTAACATACCATTGAAGAAATAAAAAAAATAAACACGCAGGCTTGCAGTAATGCGATTTATTATTTCTGCTTGTGTGGATGAATTAAAAAGAATTAAATGCGGAAAGGGATTGTGAGATATATGGCTAAGACGACAGGCAGTAGGCGGTTACAAGAAAACGCCTACAAGATAATACAGGACAATGGAGACGCATTGACTACAAGAGAGATATGCGAAAGGATGAATGAGATGAAAGGGACTAAGACCTATAACACATACACGATTAATCAAGTCGCTCAATGTTTGAAAAAATCTAAGTTTTTTGAGAAGGTAGGGGAAGAAAAAATGAAGTCTCTTGGGTATGGCGGTTCAACCACCGTGTTTGTATATGATATTGTAGATGTTAAAGAGCAGATAGCCAAGATGCTTTCTTACAAACATACTATTCTTTCACCGCAGGCTTTACCTAAGTTTGCTAAGGAAGAATGGGTAAGACAGGGGGGAGTATTATAGGCGTTATAGAAAGTAGAATGAATGTGGATATTGCTTGGACGGGAGAGAAGCCCGAAAAAAAGAATACCCACTTGGTAATTTACCACCAACAGGAACACGGCTACGCTACCGCTCTTGCAGGACAGGCGTTGATAGGACAGCAAGAGCCGATTGCTAAAATATATTCCAACCTAATGTCGGTAGGCGGTGTGAATTATATTCCGTCTCCGTTTTGGCCGGAGTATAGGTTGTATGAGGTCTATAATAAAAATGGAGATAGGACATTCATACTTAGGATTCCTTCGCTCTACCCCGTAGAGCCTACGATGAGACCCAACGCTAACCCTATGGTTTGGCTTTACACCTACCCTATTGTAAGGGATATAGTAATGCTACTAAATGATGTGGGCGTAAATAGAATGACTTACCTTACAGCGAACCTCTTTAGATTCCATAGGGAGTTTGAGGACTTCGGAGAAGTAGGACACGGACACATTGTAGAATACGACTTCCTTAGATTGACTGAGGAAGTGGATAAATATTACGGTGATAATACAGTAGAGACAAGAGATGACTTCGCGGTAGCACCCAATGTTTGGATATGGTGTGATGTATTCGCTACCTTCTGTGCTAACACGCCCCGCTTCTCAGAAGTGGTGATGGGTGCGATAAGCACAGACTTTATGGATAGCGATACAGCAGATACAATGTTAAGGCACATGGAAGAAAAGTATGGGCTTTTGCATGACGAGGAAGCATTAGAGGAATTGACTATGAAATTGTCGCAGTTAAAAGACATGACCTATGTTGATGCTACCGAAGTATTCTCCCCCGATGGGTTTAATAAGGATGGCTTTAACACAGACAGCACAGACAAGGGAGACTTCATACCATGAATATATTTACAACCGTTAAAGAATTTGCACGAAGAAATTACTATGTAGATGTGGAAGATAAATTACCTATATTCCTATGTAGTATAGGTAGCCATGTATTCAACGCTCTTAACAAGTGTAGCCGTTGCGACTTCGACCCCGACAGCCCATTGGTAGATGAAGACCACGACTTCACTATTCCTAATTGCCCGCTAAGACATAACAATATGCCGTTCTATACTCCTATGTCCCAATTACCGGACACAAGGATTCACCTTATGTTGAGAGGGCAGAAGGGTAGCGGTAAGTCAATTTTGATTTTGTTATTCCTTGCCGAAGGAACGGGATTACTACACAACCAAAACGAAGACATGGGACAGGGTATGAAAACCATGATGGGTGCTAACTCTGTAACAGAAGCAGGTATGTTTGGTTCAGTAGATGAAGAAGGTAACATAGCGGGCAGACCGATTGCTCGTGAGATGTGTGGCGGATTCTTAGGCTTTGAAGAGTTTAGTAGTATGTCTGATGCGTCAAAGAAAGACCACAGCATGGATATGAAAAACCAATTGCTAACTTCTCTTGATAACGGCAGGGTGCAGAAGGCTCTACGCAACGGGTGGGTTAGATACACTACCCGCTACACAGTATGGGCAGGAACACAGCCTGCGAGGTTTGAATTGGATTCGGGACTTGACCGTAGATTCTTTATTATAGACATTGAAATGACTCCCGAAAAAGAATTGCTATACAAAAAGGCTCAACACCAACAGTCAAACATGACCGTAGAAGAGAGAACACAATTGGCTTCGTTGGCTTTTGAAATAAAACAATGGTTAAAGAACAGGATGGAGACGGCAGTAGCCAACCCACCAACAGGCATTATATTTGATGACGAGATAGGCGAATGGATAAACAGACCCGATGTTCGTTCCTACGAGGCAGACCTGTTCCGCAGGCTTGCGATAGGATACCACATGATGCAACCCACATACAGAGGCGGACAACCGCTACTGATTACTATGGACGATACTTTAGAAGAGATACTTAACTTCTCTCTCAAGCAGAGAAGAAGAGTTATGGATGCTGACCTTGAATTGATACGCTCTACCTTTTGGAAGCAAGACCTACCTAAGAGTCAATTGTTGAAGGAGATTTCTCGTATGATTACACAAGGAGATTACCAAAGCGCAAAGCGTTGGCTGATAGAAAACCTTGAAGGACAGTCTTGGTATAAGGAGTATGAGCCGGAGACGAGTAGGCGAGGGCGTAAAGGTATGCTTTGTAGAATAGGGACAGGTGGTATAGAATGAAGACGCGATTAGAGATACAACAGAGACTTGCTAATGAAAATGATATGTTCGTAGTAGAAGTGCTACGATGGGTTCTCGATGGTGGTTGCCCCATGTGCGACCATAAAAACCGTAAGCAATACGAGAAGGATATTATGTCGGAAGATGCAACACCGGATTATTTAGAGTCTAAACATAATTGGCCGGAAGGCACAGTAATGAAGCACATGGAAAGTCATATTGAGTATGACCCCGAAGAAGCAACACACATGGAACGAGCGAGAGAGCAGTCAATTAACACGCTTGATTCCGCAGAAGATATTGTGGTTCGTATTCGCTCCTACCTTGATGAGTTAGAGGAAAGGAAAGAGGCGCATGGTGGTATTACTTCTGACTTCGTAGCCGATGCTACGAGACTCATAGCGCAGGCTAACTCAAGCCTAAAGTTAGTGGGTCAATTGAAGAAAGAGATTGGTGTTGATTCACAATTGCTTTTGGCTCAAGCACAGATGAATAGTTTAAGCGCTATTCTTGTTGATACTTTGAGAGGACACCCCGAATTGCTTGACGACATAGAGTTAAGGATGGCTTCTCTGAAAGCCCCGTCTAATGTTATAGATGCAGAATACGAGGTGATTGAATGAGTATGAGTAATATGCCCTTTAAAGTAACGGGTATGGGAACAGACGGGCGATACGATTACTTTAGGTCTGATTACAATTGGGTAAGAATGCCCCCTATGTTTTTCGATGACGAGGTAAAGGCGTTAGAATACCTTGAAGGTTTAGAGATAGGTATTTTATGGTCTCGTAACCCCGAAGGCTCACGCAATGAATACTCGGTCAAGGTAACAATGAATACTAAATGGCCGGAAGGTGCAAGAGCAGGTGTAAAGACCTACAAGAAAAAGGAGAGTCCGTTAGATGAAGCGTTGGCGAAGCAAAACGAATAGGCATTTATTCACACGCCCGATATACAAGAGCGAGTGGCCTAAATTGATACAAGCCATGCAAGAAGATGGCTTGGTTGCTACTCTTGGTAACAACAAAATTAATTGGTCTAACAACGGCTATAATTTAACGGCTAAAGCAGTTAGGGATGCTTGGCTACTTACTGATTCCCAATACAGAAGACTATGCGATTATGTCTATGCACATGACCCGTTTGTATATATAGCAGATTCAGAAAAATAGGGGGAAAAAATTTTGATTATATTCACCAACGATGATGAGAAATTCTTAGCAGAGCCTCATGTGTTAATGGTCGGTAGAATAGACACACCACCTACGAGTAGAGACCTAACCTACATACTAAGGACGAGCAGATTCACACAGAAAGATGTAGAGGCTTGGCTTCCCTATGTCGCTAAGAAATTAGTAGTGTGTATAGACAAACCACCAAAGATAACGGGTAAGTTAAAAGACTCTGTGATTTTTGACGACTCCTACAAGAAGCCCAAGAATAATTTTATGAATAATATAACCTCTATACTTTCTTGGACTGATAGAAAAAGAGTATGGAAAAGCATACAGGATTTACCTATACCCTACGGCTTGGCTTTCCTTAGAGTAAATAGAGATGATATTAACCTGTGGCGTAGGATTGCAGATGCTAATATGGAATTGCCCGATGATTATGTAAGGGCTATATTTGCATACGGAGTAGAACCAAAAAGAAGTAGAACACAATTTCCTAAAAAGAAAGGCGAAGCAGAGGAAGTGCCTTACCCTTTCAGACAAAATGATAAGTATTGGCGGGAGATATTAAAGACCGCCCCTGCTGTCGCTAATGAAGTGCGAGAGGGCAATGATGCTGTGCCTAAAGGCATGAAGAAGCGAAAGCAGGCGGTGAATGAATGGGTGTAGCGTGGTTTTTTATCCTTTTCACGCTGTTTTGTTACATTATCCTTAATATTTTATGGGTAAAGTATTTTACACATTGGGAAGAGCCACCACAAGAAAGGGAAGATGATGATGCCTTTTTCTATTCAGCAATGTATTTGTCTCAAAATGATTAATAATACTATTCATATACCCTTAAGTATCACAGAGGGACATGAGCGCCAACAACCGCAGAATCCGGCGCATCATTGTTGATTTGCTATTCAAGTATGGGGAGATGACTAAAGAGGGTATGGCTGACCTTCTTAGCAAGGAGAAATCTGTTAGAACAGTCCCCTCACCCCATAGTTTGAGTGCTTTAATGTCTAAGAACCCACAGGTTGTAGCCGTAGGCTCTGAGCAAGTGGAGAATGCAGTAGGCACTAAGGCTAATCACTTGATTTATGATGTTGATAGGAAATTAATCAAGAGTAAGGAAGATATTATTTATAGCCGTTCTTTAACTGTAATGACTCCACAGCAGAAATCTTTGGCTGTGAAGTGCAAATGCGGGAGAATAAGAGTCCTTCCACCTAAGAGTAAGGTATGTCTCCATTGTGTTAGAAAGTAATTTTATATGCGGATAGATTATGAATCACTATAACCATACATGAAGCATGGAAGACGAGATGAGATTCATGTTGGACTTCATTAACTCAGTAAGCGCATACGGAACAGACCCGCTATTAGCGGACATACTTACTGAGGACAATTCTATGCAGGTTGCATATATCAAAGACTGCATAGCATATTTAGCCGATGTAGATTTTGCTTTGCCCGATGATGAGCATTTCGATGAGATAGTCAAGCATCTCGGAGAAGCAGATGAATGGTCGGTTGATTACATTCGTGGTTTAACTATCGGTATTTTAATGGGTATAGATACTGATAGCAAGAACCCTATGGGATTCAAGCACGAGATGGCTTTACTATACAGATTCCTCACAGCGATACTCATTGAGAAGCGCTTTGGCTAACTTTATATGCGGATAGATTCAGCGTGTAAATATGGCGAGATTACCGAAAACAAGGTGGTAGTCCTAAACCGTAACCATGTGCGCTACATTTTCGTATAAAAGTCGGATAAGCCATAACAGGTGATTTAATGAGTAAATTATGGGCAGTCAAACACAGGCCAAGTCTCGATGAGATAGTAGGGCAGGACAGGGTGCTTGACGCTATACCTTCTATGGGACACATGATATTCCACAGCCCCGAAGCGGGCACAGGCAAAACGAGTTTGGCTAATGCTTTGGCCGAGAGATATGATTTTGTTATTCACACCTTCAATGCAAGTAGCAAGAAGACAAGAGGCATAGAGTTTGTAGAAGAAGAGTTACTACCTATGTCCCGCACAGGTAATTGGAAGCAGATATTCCTACTTGACGAAGCAGACCAATTGACTGCTTCTGCTCAGTCCGCTCTCAAAGGAGTTATTGAGAATGCAACAGGGTATTTTATTCTCACCTGCAACGACCTAAGCAAGATTTCTACTTGGTTACAGTCTCGTTGTAGGGTCTTGCACTTCAAGCCTATTGCAGACGGCGACATGAAAGATAGACTAACTATTATAGCGGGCAAAGAAGGCGTAGAGATTAATGATACTCAATTGGATTTAATTATAGAGGCTAACAAAGGCGACTTGCGCTCCGCTATAAATTGCTTACAAGCGTATGCAGGCATGGAGAACGGCGACAAGTTTTTGCATTCCCTGTTAGACGATGACTTTCAACCTAATTTATTCTTGACTATGGTTTTCCGTGAGAAGGATTACGAAGAAGCATACAAGTGTATAGTGGGCTTTGACCCACGAAGAAGCGTGCGTAGAGTATTTCTGCACGCGGTAGATTCCAACGCGAGAACCGCCTCTAAATTAGCGGTTATAGATGCGTCCGTAACAGCAGAGCGTGATTTCATAGCAGGTGTCGAACCTGCAATAGTCATTGCTAACTTCGTGAGAATGTGTTTGGATGCTTAACTTTATATGCGGATAGGTAAAGCGGTGGATACAGCAAGGTGAAGAGCCATGATAGACGAGAAAGTAATTGAGAGAACAGCAAAGACATTGAATACCGATGTTGCGACCCTAAAGGCAATGACCGATTCGGTTCTTGCAGAACAGGGTTCAGCATGGGCAAGTGCAGGTAAGAGTGAAGCAGATGCTTACGCTCTCGCGCTAAAGGTAGCGGGTAGTAAAATACGCAACGCCAACGCAAGACTCGCACGCTCCGGTGCTTCCAAGATGGAAGGTATGTTTGTAAGCGTTCCACGACCTAAAGAATGGGGTAAGATTCTCTACAACAAGATGAAAAACCAATTGATGAATGCCTCTGAGGAAGTAAGGATGACCTTTGTAGATAACGGAACGGTTGTTCTCTACACAGATAATGCCGATGGGACATTTACAAGATACGCACGAGAAGACTTTTACGGTGAAGATACTTCTACCGTGAGCGAGTTACCTTCTAACGCTATGCAGTTAGACGGTATTACACATTTCTACTGTGTTTGGGATAAGAATAACAAGACCTTCCCAAGCGGAGACCCTAACTTCAAGTTTGGCGCACCGAGACCACAGAACGAGAGAGAGCGCACTTCGCTATTCTTCGGTAGGCAAGAAGGCCAAGATGGTTGGAAGGCTATGACCGTAACAGCGCAGGGTAACTCTGCGGACATTCAATTCCCTACCTTCACGCCACTAACTATGGCGCTAAGGCTTGGTAAGGACGGCACAAGAGCCTATGTTAAGGCGGACATGGCCGATTTCACCATTGACCCGTCTAAGGCAGACATTTTTGAGTCTGACCCGAAGGGACTTATGGCTTCTTACTTAGGAGAAGAGAACATGGTTGCGAGCCTTGATGACTTGCGAACATACTACGATACATTCAACGGTTCTGACGGGTGGTGGGATAGAATACTTGGCGTTGTCGCTGAGGTCATTCACATTGACCCAAGAGATAACGGCGGTTTTACCCTTGTCTGTGCTGATTTGGATATAACTTCCTCTGCCCCCGTTGTCGAAGTCTATGTTGGTGCTTCTGATGCACACCGCATTGACTTTGCCGTTGGAACAAAAATTCTACTCGTGGGACAAACATGGAGAACACGAGATACTGACGAACAAAGATTGTCCGTGAATGGATGGTGGCCGTTTGACGAGGTAGAAGCAGTAACCGAGACCACACAGGCCACACTTGAGGCCGATGGGTGGGATTGATGAGAGCATTAGGTAACTTTCTACTGATTAAGAGACAGGAAGATGAAGAGACCGAGAGCGGTCTCATTATGGGACAGTCTCATGTTTTTGAGATAGTCTCAAAAGGAACAGATGTAAGCATAAACGCACAGGTAGAAGACAAAGTTATAGTTACAAAGGGCGACATTCTAATTCCCGTTGCCCGCTATAACAATGTCTTCGCTGTGAGAGAAAGTGATGTGGTGGCGATAGTATGAGCGAAGATACACTTATAACGGGTAAAGAAGCGAGAAAGAAATTACTAAAGGGAGTAAATAAAGTCGCTAACGCAGTCAAGAATACTCTCGGTGCTAACGCAACAACAGTCATTATAGAGCAAGAGGATTCATTTCCTCTCATTCTAAATGATGGGGTTAGCATAGCACAAGCAGTCAATGACCCCGACCCGTATGTGCAGATGGGCATTGACTTGATTAAGCAAGTGGCTACACAGGCTCAGAATTCTTCCGGTGATGGAACGACTACTGCTACTGTTATTGCTCAGTCTCTATGCAACGAAGGCATGGATATGATTAATGCGGGAGATGACCCCGTAGAGGTAGTAGATACATTGAAGGCTGATGCCGAGAAGATTATTACAGGGCTTAAAGAAAATTCAACAGAGTGTGAGGCGTTGGCTAACCTTATTGATGTGGCTACGATTTCCGCTAACAACGATAGTGAGTTAGGCGGTCTCATTGCAGAAGTAATGCACGAGATTGGTTCTGAGGGTGCTATTGCTATGAAGAACGGTAGTAGTTATGAGACATACTATGAGATAACAGAAGGCTTGGATATACAGGCAGGGTCGGCAAGTCCCTACTTTACCGAGAGTATTAACAACGCTAATGTTCTGATTAGCATGGATAAGATAAATACTTTTGAGAGTATAGTCCCTGCTATGGAAGCCTCTCTACAAGAAGGTAGAGGCTTGCTTATTGTCTGTTCTGATTACAACCCCGCTATTCTTCCTAACTTATTAATTAATGTAGTGCAGGGTAAGATAAACGCTACTCTTGTAAAGATGGCGGGTATGAAAGATACACAATGGGCTTGGGCTGAGGATATACAAGCGATAACGGGCGGAGAAATACACGCAAAAGAAAACGGTAAGTCATTAGAAGGAGACCTTTCTATGGGCTACGCTGATACAGTAGTGTGTAAGAAAGACTCGTGCGTTATAGAGAGTAAAGTTAATGCTGTTGATTCTAAGATTGAAAGCCTACAAGAATTGATGGAAAGTGCCGAGTCTTCTTGGGATAAGCAAGTCTATGCTCGTAGGATAGCAAGATTACAGCGCGGTGTAGCCTCTATTATTGTGGGGGCAGACAGCGAGGTAGAATTGAGAGAGCGTAAGGAGCGCATTGACGATGCGGTTAATGCGGTTCGGGCGGCACAACGCAATGGTATTATTGCAGGTGGTGGCTCACTACTATACGCTCTGAGTAAAGACTCAGACAACCCTCTGATTGTAGAGGCATTTACTACGCCCCTTAATTTAATTGCGGCCTACTGTGATGTTTTCGTAGAGCCGGAAATGATTGACGGCGAATTCAACGGTATAGGATACAACGCTAAGACTAACGAATGGTGTAACATGATAGAGGCGGGAGTCATTGACCCCGTAGATGTTGTAGTCAATTCTATTCGTAGCGCTATTTCCATTGCTACACTTGTTTTACTAAGTGAGGCTATGGTAGCACTACCGAGAGACTAACTTTATATGCGGATAGGAGATGGATGATATATGACTTGGGGAACACAAGGAACAGCAGTTAAGAAGGCAGTAGTAGAGCAAGCACCCGCTACGCTCTATGATAGAGATTATTACCGTAACCTATTAGACGGTAATAGAAAGACTACACAGAAGTATAGAATGGCTCTTGTAGCACACGAGAATGCGTGCAAGACAGGACTCGCTCTTGATTTGTTAGACAATGAAATTAAGCAGGGTAAAAAGGTAGTTATTTTAGATGTGGATAATTCCGCGTCTTCTACGGTTGATTACATTTACCCCGATGCAGATAATATAATGATTATACCATTGTTGGACGAAGCCGATGATTCGATTTACCACGAAGACAATTCGATAGACCACATGGCTCTTGTGAATAAAACCAAGTGGTTCATTAACCTATTAGCAGAAGACATTGAGAAAGACCCCGAAGCATACGGTGGGATTATTTTCGATGGTGGTTCTACTTTCCTAAAGTGGTGCGAATTCGCTATGAGACAGTCTTTACTCGCTAAAGGTATTATTGAGAATGAAGACGACTCCTTCAACCAAAAGGAGTGGAGAGAGCGTAACAGACTCAACAGAGATGTATTGGATAGGCTACACGCCCTACCTGTCTCTAAGATTTTCAACACCTTCCACTTGAAGGCCGTTCAACAGTATATGGATGACGGCACAGGTAAGAAGGTTCTAATGACTGTCGGGGAAAGACCCGATTGGGAAAAGGGCACTATGCGCCGATTCTCACAACAAATATTCCTAAGTAGATACATGAAGAAAGCAGACATGGCCGCAGGAGTCAAGGGAGACAAAAGCCTCAATGAAGGGGAGTGGTGCGTCAAGGCGACTATTGAAGAAATGAAGGGAAGCAACATGGAATATGTCGGTTCTACTCATACGGTTCTGTCTGTGAATAACGGTAAGGTTGAATGGTTCGGCTTACCGTTCTTGAGAGAGAAGGTGAGTAAGGATGGCGACAACACAGATACACAATGAGCAATTGACTTCCCTTTTAAATAGGGTCAAAAGAACGCAAACGGTAGGCGGTAAGTCGCAAGACCAAGTGCTTTCCTGTATTCTAAAGTGTAGAGATGGTAGAGCCATTGTTACTTCCTTAGTGAAGGACGGGCTAACCTCTTTGAGCAGAATGTCTATTCCTATTGATACGCTTACAGATGGCGACTTTTTCATAACAGACATAGACACCTTGTTAGGTGTTTTGAAATACCATTCGACCATACTAACATTAGAGCAGGACGGAGACAAGTTAAGGATTAAGTCTTCTAACAAACAGACTACGCTGAGTGCTTCTTCTGAGGCTCTTGCGTTTCCTCACAACCCTAAGACTCTTAGGGAATGGACTAACACCTCTGAGAGTATTGCCTCAAAGTTACAAAGGGATGCTAACCTTCACTACAAGTATGTAGCCCCTAACGATGAGATATATGCTTCTTTGATTCTAAAGACGGATGCGCTAACTCTTTACGAGGCATTCAGATGCGATTCAATGAACGGTCAGAAAATTAACCGTTATAGAATTTACAGCGATACAGATGGCTACAAGGTAGAGACAGGGAAGATGCTCAAAGGGCAGACTTCCTCTATGATTAGACCATGTGAGCCTACCTATGATATTGATGCTTCCTTTGAGGGCGGGCTTGAAAACCTACTCTCTAATTATAACGGTGATGTTAATATTAACTTTTTCAATTTCTCGGAATACGGACAGGGTTGGAAGATACTCTTTGACTTCGGCAACGGAGACTATGTATTTCAGTCAAGTATAGTGGAGTGATAAAATGGATGAGCAGATAGTGAATGAAGTAACAGAGACGGTAAGAAATATGCTTATGGTAGGCGTAGAGGGTTTGGCGGTCGTAGATAATGACCGATACTCAATTAATATAACCGTTGTAGATAAAACAAAGGCTAAGGATTACCGAGACCCTGTGTGGTTAGAGGAAAATTATGTGCAACACAATAGGACTATGGCGGACATAGCGACAGAATTTGGTATTACCCCTATGGCGGTGAACCATTGGCTTACAAAGCATAACATTCAAACGCGGCCAAGAGGCAGTAAGACTCAGAGGTGATTCTGTGGATAGACGATTTACGCCTAACAAGTATGCGGGTCAGCCTCAATGGTTGGAAGCAGTAAAGAGATTTCTTATGTCTGAATTCGACAGAGACCCCGATGCTTACTTTACAGGTCGGCAGATTGTAGAACAGGCTACTATGATAGGCAACAAGAGTAGTGCTAATACAGGTAAGCCTCTATACAGAATGCGTAACAGTCCCTACCCTCACAGGGTATCTCAATATCTTGGGAGTAGAGTAGATTGGGTGAGCAAAAAGAAAGTCAGCGTCAGCCGTATTACAGGCTCAAGTGCTACCCAACAGACAGCATTTAGGTGGAAGCCATGATAGTAACTAAGGGCAAGGGAAGGACAGTCATTGTTAGGCATAGGGACGAAGATGGCGCAAGGATAGAGACTAAGATAGATAATTATAGACCCTATTTTTTCGTCAGAGATTCTGATGCCGAAGGAATACAATGTTTAGCCAAAGAGCGTGGTTACGAAGGCGTGTATGGTGAGTCGCTAACAAAAATAATGGTTGCCGTTCCGCAACAGATTTACGATTTCAAAAAGGATTACCCTAACATTCCTACATGGGAAGCAAACATTCCGTTTGTTAATAGGGTTCTCACAGACCGCATTAAGGACGGGCATACCCCTTTCAAGCAATACGAACACAGGACTTGGTATTTAGATTGTGAGTGGAGTCCTACAACAAATAAAATGCGCGTTATAGTAGTCTATGATTCTACTACTGAGAATGAGTATGTTTGGTTTGTAAATAGAAGTCTCGACAAGACTACTCTATACGAGGAATACGGCGGATACAAATATGATGTGCCCGCCATAGGATTTCCTAACGAGAGAGAAATGTTAGTGCATTTCCTAAGACACATGGATAAACAAGACCCCGATATAATTACCGGATGGTTCGTTGTCGGTGCGGATATAAAGACCATTGTAGAAAGATGTAGAGCAACAGGTATTCACGCCACAATGATGAGTCCAATGCGTAAGATAAATTATTCTTACAAGGATTGGGAGCAACCTATTGCGGGTAGAAATTGTATTGACTTGATGCTCGCATTCACTAAATTATGGGAGTTAAAGAACGGTAAATTACCGTCTAAAAAACTTGATGATGTAGCGTATGAGGTTCTGAAAGAAAGGAAGGTAGAGTTACCCGATGGGCACGATACCTACCTAACAGACTTGCCTCTATACTTACACTATTGTAGGCAAGATGTAAGACTGTTGCCTAAATTAGACGCTAAAGTAAATGCTTTGGATTACTTTACTTCTTTACAGCATATTGTTCAATGCGATATTCGTTCAACGCCTTTCATTACCAAGATGTTTAGCAACCTTGTTCTTATGGATAAGGACAATAGACTTCGTATTCCTACGAAGCCACAATTTGAATACCAAGCATACGAGGGCGCTGATATTATGCAAGTAGAGGCAGGGCTTTACAATAATGTAGGTATTTTAGACATTAAAGCAATGTATCATAGCAACGCTTCTCTACATAATATTTCTTGGGACACCTTAGATGAAGACGGCAAGGACTGTGGTAACGGCACTTGTTTTACACAGGACAAAAAGGGGCTACTCATACGCCAAATGGATAAGATGACTAACCTTCGTGATGTGTTTAAGACTAAGATGTTCCTAAGTGATGGAGAGGCAAAGGCGAAGTGGGACACAATGCAATTTGCGGCCAAGACTCTTGTTGCTTCTATGTATGGTGTGGCGGGAGATTCTAAGTATGGTCTTTACCACCCCGATATTGCTTCCGCTATAACCTATACTTCCCGTTCCACTTTAGGTAGGCTCAAGGACTTGGCTGAGGAAGCAGGCTGTAAGGTGCTATACGGGCACACAGACAGCGTGTTTTGTGAAATAGGCAGTCCGATAGAGGGAATGCAATTGATGGCCTCTCTCAACAAGCAAATGAAGCCGATAGAAGTAGAATTTGAGAAGTGGTGTAGTAGCATGATTCTTATGGCTAAGAATAGATACGCAGGCAATGTGTCTTGGACTGATGGTGAGAACCATGAGCCTACCCTTTACATAAAGGGTATAGAGTTAAAGCAGTCTCGTATGCCCCCAATTATGAAAGAAGTAATGGGCAAGACAATAGACATGATACTAACTAATAAGTCTGAGGAAGAAGTTAATAATACTATTATACCCATTATAGATAGTATAGTCAAGAAAGATATTGCTATTGAAGATATTTCTATGAAGGGTAAATTAGATAAGAGGCTTGCCGAATACAAGGTTTTGTCCGGCAACGCGGCGGCGGCGGCGTGGGCTAATGAGCATTTAGGTAAGGGATATACAGCAGGCTCATTCTTCAAAGTAACAATAGACGAAGCCGGTAAGTATATTGCTTTCGATGACCCCTCTGATATAGACGGTATAGTAAATGTAGGATACGATATTATGTGTGAGCGATTCGTATTGAATAAGATTCAACCTTATTATGACCTAATGAAGTGGAGTATGCAACCGCTACTCAACGCGCAACAAGGTTTGGGCGGACTTGTTTGGGTGTAATATTTATATTCGGATAGAAGGTGAGACAAAACATGACGAGAAGTAGGAAGGCAAGTGGTAAATTAACCACTAAACAATTAGGACAGCAAGTGAATGAGATACAGCAGGTATTAAACCAATTAATTAACGCTATGTCTAACGATATGGCGAGGATAAACGGTATTGTATATGCTCTTTTACAAGAGGATGGTAGGTTAGAAGAAAGCAATTGTCCTGCCTGTGGGCAGGTTTTGTTTGAACCTAAACTTAAGGCTCTACCAAAGGCAACGCAATGCCCTGCTTGCGGACACAAATTTGAGCAAGAGGGCACACAGATGACTATTGAGAATTGGGATAACGGAACAACAGAGGAAGAATGATGTATGCGTGCTACACAAGAGCAGATAGACGCTTCTTCCTATAAGCCGGACGGAGAGATTCTACGGGTAAGTAAGTCGTCTTACATGACTTACTCTATGTGCCCAAGACAATTCTATTGGCGCTATGTCGCAGATGTTCCTTCACCGCCCCCAAGCGAGGCGGCGATTAGGGGAACGATAGTGCATAGTGCTATGGAGCATGGTATTCTTGGCGAACCCGAAGACATGGAAAGATACTTGATTGCCGAAGGCATGGAAGAAGACAGGGGAGCAAAGAACCTTGCCTCTCTTATTCATTCTATTGCGAGCGACTTAGGTTCTTTTGATGTTGTAGAGGCGGAAGTCAAGCACCAAGTCTATGAAGAATTCACTACACAAAGCGGTATGACTCCCATAATATGGGTAGGCATGATAGATGGTGTTCTCAGACACCCTCAAGGTGGGTTGATTGTAGTAGAATTGAAGACAGGTAAAATGAATATGGGTAAGTTAGGCAGAACGAGAAAGGAAATGGTATTCTATACTCGTATGCTAAAGAAGATGGGATACGATGAAGTAACACACTTTTTGTATCTGACTCCCGACTACGAAGTAGTAGAAGGAGACAAGTTACTTAACGAGTATAAAAAGAGAGGCAAGACAATGTGGCTCGGCGAGAACGGTGGATACGCTTTGTTAGAGCCTGTTACCACCCGCTCTATTAATGCCTTTGAACAAGGTTTATACGACACTATTGACTCACTTAAACTCCAAGATTTTCACATGAATTGGAACGAGTATTTCTGTCCGGTTTGGTGCGATTTTCATTTGAATTGCGAGTCGGAATTAACGGGTAGTATAGAGGAATGGATATGAGTAGAGTAGGCGCTTCAAGAGAATTTATCAATGTCGTGTGTAGCGCCTGTGGTAAGGATGACGAATGGGAAGGCTTTGAAGATGTTGTTAGAGTAACAGGTCAAGAAGGACACGCGCCGGAGATAGTAACAATAGGCGGTTGTGCCTGCGGACACCAACAGGAAGTAGCGAGGTAATACTATGCTTCTTAATTTTCCGCGAGAGATTGGGTTACGCCGTAAGCCCTGTGATTCCCGTAGCGACTTCGATACATACATTAGTAATTTGAACGGCAAGTCTTCTATATACACTTCTTTGTATTCCTTTGAGAGAAGACACCCTACACGGTCTTGGAAATTCGACCCCGAATCGGTTGTGATAGACCGAGCATGGTGGGACTTCGATACCACAGAAGAATACGATATTATACAGGTTAAAAAAGATGTAGCACAATTGCTGTCTAAACTAACAGGAGATGTAAGAGTCGTTGCGACAGGTAGGGGATTCCATGTGCATGAGTTATTTGAGAAGCCTGTAAAGGGGACTGCTATTTCCAAACATATTATTCGTTATGAGAATGAAATGGCTAAGGGACTTAAGACTCTCGATGGTGTGGGCAACCCACAAAAATTAACGAGAGTCCCCGACACTTACAATGTTACACGCAAGAAGTGGGCAGTAAATATAGACGCTAAAAGATTCCACGAAGACCCGCTTGGCTATGATATTCCTAACAAACCACAACAGAGCCTTTCTAATTTAGACCCCTTTAGAGGCAAGGCAAGAGACTCTGCTTTCAGTATAGTAAAGTGGATTGCTAAGAACCCACAGCAAACTGTATTCTATGAGGCTAAAGCACCCTTTGAAGGCGACATAGGGACATTAGACCAAGTGCCTATTCCACCGTGTCTCGACAAGGCTATGAGGCACGAGAACCCAAGACACCATGTAAGGGTTGCTTTGGTTCAACACTTGGCCGACAACCTAAGATGGTTTGCTCACCCTTCTACTTTAACCGCTAAAGAAAAGTCAGACATTGCTGATAAGATAGCAGACTTCATAGGCACTTTGGGTTGGAGAGATTACAACCCGCATACTTCACGATTCCACATTAACAGCCTCATGGATTATGAGCAGGTTACTTCTTGCGCTAAACTACAAGCAAGAGACCTTTGCACAGGCCCATGTTGGAGAGATGATGGGACAAGGAGAGGATAGAATGATAGAAGAAAGATACACAAAAGTTATGTTAAATTTAGTCCCTAAAGAATGCAGATGGTGTGGTAGTAAAATAGGCTTCCTGTATAACCAATTCACCCCACCTGTATGCTTAAATTGTAGTATGGAACACAAAATATCTTAAATACAGATTACAGAATAATTTTTATTAATGCTACTGATAGATGACCGAGAGAACGAGAAGGTCATAAACAAACTCTTGATGAGGATAGGCGATTGGTCTTTAGACCCTAAAGGACAGGGCAAAGTCTTGCGTATGCAAAGCGCAGATTATGTGATAGGACAATGGGGAATAGAGGCTAAAGAAATCAATGACCTATACCGTTCCATTATGGGATTTGGAAGAACGAGGACTATTATAGACCAATTGAGAGACCTTCAAGAAAACTTTGATAAGCCATTCCTAATTGTTTATGGGACGCAATTGAAGCCCTATGTTAGAGGCAAGTCTTCAAGACAGGCTATGGCTATCGAGATGGCTAAGATGAAGAAGGTTATAGACCAATTCAAACTTACATTCTATCAGCGCTTCCCTAAGATACGATATATGGAATTGCCTACTATGGATGCCTTCGTAGATTTCCTAATAACTAACCACACACAGATGACCTTAGATGGGCAGTCCGGCCTTAACAGAATACCGGAATTCGTGAAAGTAAAAAACAGTAAAAAAGCCGATGATAGGGTCAATCTTCTAACTTCTGTCGGTGGAGTAACTAATACGATGGCTATTGATTTGTTAGAACATTTTGGTAGCATCCCTCAGATACTACACAGTAGGCGGACGCAAAAAGACCTAATGGAAGTAAAGGGTATAGGTAGAACCAAAGCCAAAAAAATACTTGACTTGCGTAAAAAGTATTAATTATAGGGCTTAAATATATTACTTGAGGATGGCGCATTAACAGCCGCTCTTTTGAAGTTAATATTTAGATTGCTTACCTTTAGGGCTGTATATTTTGCGCTGTCTCCACGCTTACCTGCTTGTCTCGATAACCCTACTGTTATTGTATTACCCGTAGTCCCCGCACCACTAAGAATACCCGTAGAAGTTAATTGCATATTAGAAATATTACTACCTGTTTTGATAGAGATGGCTTCAGATATAGTCGTGCTTGTCTCAGCACAGGTTATATCTACATACAAAACAGCGTCTCCCGAATTTACACTATGAGGCAAACTAATGTCTGCTGTTACATTTATTTCATCATTGATAGCGTCCGGTGGAGATTTGACCTTTGCTTCTGCTCTGTGTATAACCTCTTGCTTCCTCTGCGCGCCTTCTGTAAATAATTTTCTTCTACCTGCTCCCGGCAAACTAATACCGTCTTCTATTTCAGTAGCCGAACCTTCCGTTGGGAATACTCTTAATGCACCGGGCATTCCTCTCATACTTGCAGGTGTAGTAGGCATAACATTTTGACCTAAAATACTATTATCATATTGAGCAGAATACTTACTTCCATCTACATTCATAGAATTGTTTAAAGCAGAATATGTGCCGCTATTTATTTGATTCACACTTAACTTAGGGGTATCGGAATAACCCGCTTGGCTTGGGTTTTTACCGTTAATAGATACATCTTGTGTTACTTCGTCTGTAATGTTACCGCTTGGTGGAACGGTTGTCGTTACATTACTAATGTAGTTAGGGTCTCCTAAGTCCGGTGCAGGTTGTAAAATATAACTCATAACACCGCCTGCCGCCGTTGATTCGTCTTCTCTCAAACCTAACAAAATTTCTTCGCCCTTTTTATGTCCTACTTTCCATGATACCGAATCTATAACCATTGTTTTATTGTTAATATCAAAACCCGCATCTGTGTATTTTACATAAGTAGCGGGGACATACATAACATCATCTACAATGTTTAGGGTAGGAGCATACCACATGGCTCTATCATCACCAAAGCCCCCACCCATATTCGTATATTCCCTACAACCTAATGGGAAGATGGTTTTACTATAATTATACGAATCAAGCACAACAGGGTATGCTCCATTAACGGGTATTCCTAAAGCGGCTACTGAATTGTGTAATACATTAAGCCTTCCCGAACCTGCGGTGGCGGTTGGGTCTCCGCATCTGCTTCTCAAAAGGTCTCGGCAATAATCTGCATTAAAAGAAATAACTACCTTACCTGTGCCGTAAGTAGTAGGAATATCCATTTCGTAAAAACCGTTGTGTTGTATATCTACATAGGAATGCCCTTCAATGTTTTCTTTTAAATCCACAGCATATCCGCTTGAAGTGTTAGTAGTAAAAGAGCAATCAAGTAATAAAACTCTAAATTGTGCTTCATCTATGGTAGTAGTGGTTGCTTGGTTAGGCGTTACGGCAATTACTACTCTTAATTTTTCTCCTGTGGTTGGGCTTATTTTTGGTATGTCTTTGGCTACATGGACTATTTGTAAAGCCTTAGATATAGAGCGAGAACCATACCATTTGTAATTATCTTGATGCTCTACTGTTCCACTACCCGTATTATCCGATAAACCAAATCTTGAATGTAGAGTAGATGATGTAACTACGCTTCCTAAGTTACCGTCAAGAGCATTTACCATACCGGAAAAGGGCACTCCCCCTGTTCCCATAATAGTCCAACACCATGCTGTTCCAAGAGCGTTGTCTGCATTTCCTTGTAAGGCTACTTGAGCATCTGCTATATACCCATAGCGGCCACCATCTAACATACTGTCTTTATCATCAGTATTGTGTCTTAACATTGCTACATTTAATTGTAATGGGTTTTTCTTACGAGCGTTATACTCCTTTTCTGCTATTACTAATGCTTCGCTACTTTTTAATACTTTAGGCATATCAATTATTTTCCAAGATGTGGTATCGCTAACAGCAGGTTCGGGGTAATCTACAAAACTATTACCACCATTATATCTTACTCTCACATTATCTATTCTTGTAGATTGAATCATATTGAAATCTGATATTTTTACTTTATCTCTTGTAATATTATAACCGCTATTATATTTAGGTCTGAAATCAATCCTATTATCTCTACCTACTAACCACGAAAATGATGTAAAGGTAGAAGATTCATCCCCTACGCCCGCCATCTTTTGATTTTCCTTTATAGTCTTCATCAATTGCTTTCCATTGCTATCGAAAATACTACCATAAGAATCGTAAGTAGAATTTGTATTGTAAGTAGTCATATTTTCCGTAATAGGGACATTTTGTATATCAAAGATAGAAGTTAATCTTGTTTTTGCCCACCAAGAATCAAGTAAAGAAAGAGACCACAGCGCTCTCATTTTATCGCTTTCATAAAATGTTCCGCTATTAGTATTTTTATATTTACCGTTTATTTTCATCATCATTCTGTAAGCATATTGATTAGCCGTAGAGGTATAAACCAATGTCTCATCAAATTGACCTAATATTACTCCCGTAGAAGCATAAGGATAATTAACATCAAAATTTGTCCCTACATCTTTTTCTAATCTATCTGTGAATTCTGCCTTTATACTTGCCGGACTCCACTCACTATCAAATTCACCGGAATTAACACTATCAAGCATTACATTAAATAATTGTTTGCATATCTTTAGAGTATGACCTGTTGCCCAACCATCATCTATCATATCTTGAGTAAAACCACCATTTCTTTTGTATAAGCCATTTCTCCAACCGGAGAAATCTTCGCTACTTAAATGAACATTGTAGGACATACTACCATTATAGTATGATACTCTTTCGACTTGTAATTGTGTTTCAGATACTACTTTTTTTACCCTGTAATAATGCTTCTGCACATGAGAAGTTTTCCAAGAATCTCCTACACCCGCTACCAATGGTTTTGATACATTTTCTACATAAGCGCCTGCTTTTACTCCATCTGAAATAAATGTAGCGCCTGTTTTAGTTATAGACCAATAAGTATGCAATGTATTAGGCGTTGCTACGGTTACATTTGTGTGTTGTATATCGGACTCTACCCTACCATTCCAAGTAAAGTAAAAGGTAGAATTTAATGTGCCTTCTAATTTTTTACCCACTATTTTACCTACGCCCGTATCTTCAAACATTGTAGCGTCAGTAGGCTCTAACCAAAAATGACCTGCATTAACGCTACTTGCTAACTCGGTATTTAGAGACACTAATTTGTTTAGTCTTGGGTGTTTTCTATAATTACTATTTGTAGTCGCTGTTGTAGATGGTGCATTCCTATAATAAGAATCAACCAAAACAGGGTCTCCTACACCTATTGCTGTATAATCTCCAACATCTGTTTCTCCGCCACCGTCTTGCCCTACTCTACCTCTATTGGCTAAAGTATTAAGATTAAAGAATTTACTTGTATCTACTATAACAAACGCTCCGCCCTTGTCTTCCCAATCTTGGTATTGTGTTTCGTCTTTATCGCTACCCGTTGTAGCCGCGTAAAAATATCTGTTTGAAGTCCCACTTATACCGCTTGAGTAAGCCACATTAACAACAAAATTATTAGCATCTGTAACGCTTATAGTATATACACCATCGTAATTGTTAGCGCCCTGCACAAAGTTAATCAGCCCCACATAATCTCCTGTTGTTAGACCATGACTTGTTTTGTTAATACTTAACTTACTATTTACACTACTAACTGCATTGCCGTTTATTGCTACTGCATTATCATAATCTAATGGTTTTGAAAACGCGCCGCCTGTTGAATCATCCAAAGTAGAATCTGTATCCCACATATTGTAATCTTCTCCATGTCTTAACTCAGTCCAAGATTGCGGGTTGCCGTCATCATCTACTTGGTCGTCAAATTGTAATTCTACTGAATAATTATCAATAGTAGGTGTTTGTAACCCAAATACCTTTTTTCTTTTGCCGCCGTCTGCGTCAGCCAAACCATCATTTCTCATATCAGCCCAAAGCAACCAAATATGTTTATACGAATCTTTGTTGTCTATAAATTTAAGTAAAGTAGGCGTTACTACATACGAAGAGTCGGCATTGTAGGCCACAACATTTGTAGGGTGGTCTAAACTAATGTATTTACAACCGCCTATAAACCATTGACCGCCCTCTTCGTATTTACATTTGTAGATAAAGAAATCTCTTGTGTCTTTACGAGTATCATAAGACACAGATTTTCCTGCTCTTACTATCTCTACTATACCGGAATTATCTATTTTATTAAAGGTGGTTTGGTCTATTTCTACTTCTGTTGCACCTGCACTTATAGCGCCTTGTGCGTTCATAGTCGCTGTTGCGTTATACTGTATAGAAGCAAAATGATACCTAAACCATAAAGACTTAGGCAAATCTCTCATCCAACGAGCGTGTATTCCTCTTGAAGAAATGTCTTCCGTCATACTTGCGGGTTTGGGTGTTATAGTCCCTGTAATTTTCTTGTTCCAAGACAACCTTTCGTTGTTTCTCCATGATTCCTTCCAATAATCTTGTGAGCCTAAGAGTCCCCATTTTTCATTGAAATTTCCGTAGCCGCCCTGTGAGGCTTGCTGTCCTTCGGGGAATGAAGGGTGAATATCAGTATATGTTTGTATGCACCAAAGATAACGCCTTGCGTCATCGGTGGGTATTCCGTGAAAATTCAATACCTTTTTTATGCTCTTAATAATATGTTTTCCTCTAATGTAACTTGTGGCGTTTGTATCCGATACAACAAACTCGTCTCCTGCTTGTAGAGAAGACATTACATCAGCGTATTGAGTATCCATAAAGAAATTCAAAGTGTTTGTGTGGGCTTGCTCTGCGGGTATAACTTCAAATTCTGCATCTTCTGTTAATTCGCTAACGGTAACAAATATATTTAATTGCGTAGCGGTCGGATTATTAAAGGGTATTACTATCACTAAAGTATCATTAACTGCGTATGGAGCGCCAAGCCCACCACCGGCTTTGAGAACATCTATTGATATTGTTCCACTACCGGAATAGTCGGGGGTTATACTTACCTCTAATATAGCATCGTTAGTAGAAGAAGTAGAATGACTACCACTTGTTGCGAAGAAATAACCGCCATAATCGTTTGGGTTACTTGGATTTACGGTTGTCCCACTTACTATGTGTTTTTGTGTAACAGTAGTAGCCAAACCTGTGCTTGTGCCCGACTGTGTAGGCCAACCGTTGCTTGAATTCACAGTAACACTCTTAATACCGTTGTTAGAAAACGCCGTTCCTGTTTCTCCCAATACTCTATCTACGCCTGTAAGGTCGGGTATGCTGTAATACCCCTTACCGCCGTTAGTTATCGTAACATCTGTTATTTCACCTTTATTCCAATCTATTCCGTGTTCCCAAGAGGCCGGAGATGAAGTAGGTTGTGTGTAAGAATAATTTGACTCCCATTCTGCTATTGCTGTTTCTCCTGCCCAATATGGGTAAGCGCTTGGGTCTTGATTAACAGGTGCAGGTAAATTAATTAAACCTCTGTTATGCTTTACGCCACCTATCAAAGTATAGTATCCTGCTTCCTTTGTATATCCCGAACCTTGATTTGTTATTCTAAGTCCGCCAATAGAACCTCTACTATTTTCAAAGGTAGCCGGATTCATTTCTATAAATTGCATATAATTGTTAAAGCGTCTTAGCACAGGTATATTGCTGTCTGTTGTATAACTTACAAAAGAATAATTAGGGTCGTCATGTGCTACTAATGGGCCAACATATTTTCCTATGTATGCTATATGATTTGTGTAGTTATCTACAAAGGGTATTTGTCCTGTGCCCGAACCATGAGCAATAGTAAGAACCTCTTGCGAATGCGCAGAATTATAAGTTACTATGTTACCTGCGTCATCTATACTGTGGTGCGCTGTTATTGCTAAGGTTCTACCATCGTATGCCTGTCCTGTATTGTCTATAACTATATTACCGGAAGCACCTACATTTGGATTACCTGTAAGCACTATTCTTACTCCGGTATTGTCTCTAAAAATATAATCAATACCCGCTCCTTCGTAATCATCTTCCAAATCATTTGGCCCATTAGCATCTTCATTGTTATACATTTGTATAGGGTGGCCTGTTTGTAATTGCGTTCTTTGGTCTAATGTGTTTTCGTGGTTAGTTAATTTTGTTCTTCCTATATTTGCCGCGAATTGCTTAAGGGAAGTAGCCCCCAAATCCATTGCTTCTTTTAGACCCTCTGCGCTATAAGACCAATAGGGGCTAAAGGTTTCTAATGTGTTTGTTTTGTTTTGTCCTAATTCCCACATCGGTATTTGTTTGTCTAAGAGAGATAAACTATCCTGCGCTACAAAAGATATAATGCGGTCATTGGTGTTTGCTTTTTCTTTAATGCCTATATTACTTATCAATCCTCTCCATATAGGTCTATCTATTCTTGGTATATCTTTACTTCCGGTTTCTCCCGCACCTGCAAAAACTACAATACCCCAATCTGATAATTTGTTACCGGAAAACATTGAAGTAAAATTATGACTATAATTATCTGTTGAAAATCCATATTGCGCCTCTTCATAATTAACCGCAGAATCTATCAGATTGAATCCACAGGAAGAATAACCGTTTATTACAGTCTCAATATTAAGGTTATCTAAAGGCGGCAGGTCTCTATCGGCGGGGTCATCTGTTAGTGGCCTACATAGCGCCGCTCTATCTAACATAAGCGTTGAAGTTACATTGTTGTCTCCGCTTGCGGGGTGCATATATATTTCCCAACCATATAGGTCTTCGGCAGACGCAGTAAAACTTCCTGTTGTAGATTTTAAGTTACCGTCTTGATATACCTTGTATGTGTTGTTATCATAGTCTAAAACCACATCAACATCTATCCAAGAATCATCGTTGTTATAGGTTAATTTAGTATCGTTACCTTTATACAATTGAGGGTGTGTATCGTAATCTGTTAAATCGAGGTCAAAGGATATAGCGGCTGTTCCTGTTAGTCCGCCTTCCATATCAGTTACACCGGAAGTAGTTATTGGTGTTGGCCCACTTGTGTATCCCGCCTTGATAGTTACTTTAGGGGTTATTTTACCTGCATCAGAATCATTTGGTGTTCCTTCAAAACTTCTAACCGCTAATCGGAAATGTAAAACATCGTGCGTGTCTCTTGAATTCAAAGTCCCGTCATAATAAATAGTAGGTATAGAGGGGGTGCTGTTGCTACCTGTTTGGTTGTATTGTTGGACGCATAAGAAAGGCATACCGGAAGGGGATTCTAAAGGTGCAAAAACATTCAACGGTTTGTCTTCTGAGGCACTACTATACTTAAACGCTTCGCCCATCCATTTACCTGCTAAATGTGCCCTGCGAACCATAGTGATGCCGTCATCAACACCGTGATTAGAGCCACCCATCTCTGAGTCTTTAACCCAAGAATTCTTACCATCTGTTTTGCTTGTGTAAGTAGAGCCATAGCCCTGCATATCTCTTCTACCAAAGGTGCTATCAATATCACCCGTAGGGACTATATATCTACCTAATGTATCGTGCCCATTAGAAAACATTTGGTATGCGTCATTACCACCGTTAGTAAATGGGTGAATTCTAAATTTGTTAGTATTTGTGTGCCCATCGGGATATTGTAATTGTGAGCGCCCTTGTTGTTTGTTAGGTCGGTTTCTAATAGTATCAAAAGATAACCATTCAAACGCTCCTTTATTGTGTAAAAGTCTGTTAGTAGCAAGAGAAAACATATAAGGCTCGTCAGCGTTTGGGTATCCGCTTACTGTGGTTCTATCATAATAAGACCATCTGTAACGAGGGTTAAGTGTTGCCTCTCCGTTAAGAGGATTACCAAAGTGCGTAAAAGCGTGTGAGTAATCACCAATGTTTGTGTTATCCGGTGAGTTATCGTCATTCGGTATGGCTCTCGCACCATTGAAGTCATCGTAGTAGCCTACAAGCCATACATTATATTTGTCTTTAACTTTTCTAACCATACAATCACGCTCATGCAATAGCGGTATTGATACCGCCTATGCCTGCCCTTCTCTCTATTTGGCTTATAACTTCTTCCGCCAATTCATCAGTAGTTAAACCATTGAAAGTATTATTCATAATTATTTCCGTATTGGCTACGAAGTTTTCTACTCCTTTTTGTTGCACCTGTTTTATCAAATCGCCCGTAACCTGTCCTGCTTTGAAGCCAAAGAACAATTCTTCTCTTGCGTTATCGAATTCTTTAATTTTACTTGCGCCTTCATCGAATACGCTCATGTCTATATCACCGAAAGCGGCATTAACATCAGCCGCATATTGCGCTGTTGCTTCTCCCGATTCATCCAAAGCGGCTGTTGTATCAATTGCCGCCTCAGTAGTCTCTTTTAGTTTAGGCAGTAAATATCTATCAACAGCCACAGCAATAGCAATAGCACCCGCTACCATTATACCACCGCTTAAGACACCCGAAAATATGGTAACTGCGGCAGTAGCGACAGTAGAAGCGGCGGCAGTAGCGCCAAAGGCGGCGGTAAGAATAGCGTTAGCACCTGCGGCTATAAAGGACGCTAATGAGTTTCCTGTTTTTGCTACTGTGTTACCAATCATACTTTGTGTAGAAAATATCATTTCTGCCGTCATTATAGCCATACCCATACCCATAAGAATAAACGCTATTCTTGCGGCGTGGGCTTCGCTTCGGACACCGGGAATTGAATCTTTGAACATCATAACGGCCATTTCTGCGGCAAAGAAAGCCATACCTATTTTCATAGTGAACATAGACAATTTCATTATAGCCTGCGTTTGTCTTTCAGTAGCAACAGTAGTCCCGTCAAGCGCGGGTTTTAATCCTATTACTGCTCCGGTTGTTATATCAGTTACCATAGCACTTTCTCTTAACTTGTTATTTCTCCTTTCTAATTTTGCGTCCTCTCTATCTAAGGAAAGCAATTCTTCGTTAATAGTCAGTATTAAATCTTCTGTGGCTATCTCTAATTCTTTGGTTCTCTTGGCCTGCGTTCCCTTTACTTGCGCAGATGCTTTACCCTTTATCAAACCCGCATCAGTAATTATTAACTCATTCTTTTTTCTGTGAGTCATAGCCCTGTTGCGTTTGTTGTTAAAGGTTTCTGCTTGTATTTGTAAAGCCAATAAATCGGTTTCTACTATTTCTTGTTTTTCTATGGCCGCAATCACGGTTTGTATAGCCGCCCTTTGTTCTTTGTTGGCGGCTATTTTTTTCTCATTGCCTTCAATAGCCTTTCGGTCTGCTTCCACGCGAGCAATTCTTTCTTGTTTGGTTAAGCCTATCATTTCTTTGTGTTGTTGCTCTATTCTTTCTACTTGCGCTATTTCTGTATTTCTTGCGGCTTTAGTCTTTGTAGTAGCGGCTATTGTTTCACCGTTTAACGCTCTCATAATTTGTCTTTGCGTCATCATTGCTACATTCATTGCCTTTACATTAATAACAGCGCTAAAGAAAGGAGCGAAAGTAGAAGACATTATTTGTTGGAATTCAAAAAACCCTTGTAATGTATCGCCTACACTACCGGAAGCCTCAAGCATATTTAAGATTTCTTGGTTGAATAATGCTTGAAATTCGGTAGCATCTATTACTGTTGGAATAAAGAAATCACCTATTTGTGCATTTACTAACTCAAGTTTTGCTTCTGCCGCATCTAAAGCAACAGCATTACTGTTCATCATTTCATTTAAGAACCCTACTGCTTCGCCGGACTCGTTATAAACAGCGCCCATATCCCCCATAGTAGCGTTATTTAACTGCTGTATTCTTTCGTAATTTTCAGCCAATTTAATAAATCTAACATAGTGTCTGTTACCTGCTACCATTTGTGCGGTTGTCTGTTTTTGTCCCGCAGTCATTTTCTCCCAATGTGGGTTTAGGTCTGCTAATATGTCTGAAAGCGCACGCAAAGACCCATCTGCTGTTTCCGTCTCAACACCTAACTCTTGTAAGAAAGAAGCCGCACCGCTTGTATCAGCACCGAGACGAGCGTAAATCATACGGAGCGCCCTACCACCCTTACCTTGCTCTTCACCGGCCTCAATAAGCGTAGCCGACATAGCGGCCATCATACTTATTTCTTCACCGGCAAGGTGGGCTTGTGAGGCAAACTCATTCATTACACCTGTTATCTTACTCATTGTTGCGGCGGAATTGTCTTCTACTTTGTTAAGTGTATTCAAGACATTAGCCATTTCTTGTCTTACTTTTAATCTCTGCTCTTCCGCAGTTAATTGGTCGTAAGCGGCTTTTGTAGTGCCGTCAAAAACAAACGCTGTTTGTTGCTGTAAGTTAATTAGTTTGAGCATGGCGGTTTCGGGGGTCATATCACCTATAAGTCCGAAAGCCAAAGCCATTTCAGTAGCGGCAGGAACGGCGTTTTCTCCTATCATAGAAGACAATTGAGCCATTCTTGCACCGGCCTCAAGAGACTCTTGAGATGTAAAACCAAACTGCAATCCCACCTGCTTTACTTCATCAGCAAGTCTCCCGCCCTCAGCCGCGCTTACGAATTTTTGAAATTCAAGCGTAGCCATTTCTAACTCGTGTGAAAGCGGAACAGTAGCCTCTACTATTTTTTGCATCTGTTCGGCTACCATAGCGCCGGATTCTTCCATACCGCTAAGACCGTCAATAACGATAGCGTTCATTGTAGTAACTGCGGCTTCTGTATCTTGAAGCATATTTTGTGCTTGGAATGTTCCTACAACATCGAAGAAAACCCTTGATGCTCCCGCTCGGAGAACAACCATTAGCACCCCACAGAATACTAACATTATAGGGGTTATAATACCTAAATCAATAGTGTCTATCACTAAGCATCCTCTCCACCTTCTCTTCGCACAGGCACGCCTGCTTTCTCTACGGCACTAAAGAAGTCGTTAGTGTTGCTTAAATATGTCTCTCTATCCTTTCTTCGCTGATTCCTTCGTGCTACTGCGCCTTTAGCGTCAGATGCTTTTACCTTTTTATTAGAGTCGGCGTGCGCCTCACTAACTAAGTCATTAATCTCATTGGCTATTTCAATGTCTAACATAAGACGGTCAAACCCGTCCTCTCGGTCATACCTGTCCCATAAATCGGAAGGTAATACGCCCTTGAAGGCCATGCAAAGAGAGGGCGCTACTCTTGCGAAGATTCCAAAGGGATTGCCCCTTCCTCTGTGTCTCCCCTAACAAAGTTTAGTAAAGTCATTATTTCTTCGGTTGTTAGGTCGTCTAAATCAACGCCTTCTGTTTTAATACAGTCGGGCAACCAAGCCTCAATCTGTGCTTCTATACCCGCTCCTTGCTCATCTAAAGCGTCTGCGAATTCTTCATGCTGTTCAATAGTCCAATCAGTAGGACTACCATAATGTCTGAATTGTCTAAAGACTTTGGCTTGTATAGCCTCTATCCTAATTTTCTTTCTACCCGATGCTTGCCTAACAAGTATCTTGCTTCCGTCATTTAATTCTATTTCCTTTTCTGCTACCGGCATACTTTTTCACTACTCTCTTTTTCTCTTTCGGCACTTCGGCCTCTCTAATCAGACGGATACTCCCGTCTTCCTGTATTTCCCAAACCCCGATAGAGTTTGTAAAGGTTTTGGTGTTTTCGTTCATTCTTCCTCAGAAGCCGCCTTTTTCTTCCCCTTTGTAGGGTAGGGTTTGCCGTCTGCGTCTAAGGCTATAATAGTTACTTTACTGCTCATTTAATCACCTTATGCGCTGTATCGGGTGTTTTGGATTGCTCCACCTGCTACACCCTTTAGGATTGCTTGAACGGACTTCTGAGCGCCACCTTGCTTTGCATCGTAGAATGCTTGGAAGCCTACGCTCATTCTGTTAGGGTCTCTACCGCTTACCGATGCTTCGGGGGCTTCAAACCTTACATTGTAAAACTCAAACTCAAGGAATTCTGTTCCTGCTTCGTTCTTAAATCTAACTCTAATAGCACCCTTACCCAAATCCGGTTGAAGGATATGAACCGATTGTCCGGTCAATTCTGAGTATGTAGGTTCTGCTGTGGTTGTAGTGTGAATAACCTCGTTAAACTCAAGTGTTCCTGTGATTTCTCTTGTCTGTGTTGGTGGGGCACGAGTAAATGACCTGCTACCAACAGCGTATGCTGAATCATTATCACGGTTAATGTTAATCTCAAAGGAGATTTGCTGAACCTTAATAGTCTTGCTTGCGTTATCGCTGAAATAAACCTCAGCGTCAGCGAAGTGTAGAGCGTCTGTGTTAAGACCCGCGAATGGAACATTAGTTTGTAGAGTAGTAGGGGACTCTTCGTTCTTACCTACCCAATCAACGGAAGCCATAACATATTCGTTTAGGTTAGCGCTGATACCAAGTTTAGTAGCAACCATACCTGTGAATGTGTGTTCCTTACCTTCTCTACCAACCCTCATAGTGTATGATGGGTATGCGTGTGTGCTTAGAGTAGGCTCGTTAAAGTAATGCTTGTAAGCATCTGTTCCAACAGTAAGAGTCAAAGTAGCATTTGAAAGTCCGGTTGCTCTTCCGTCTTTATCCTTAGTCATTGATACAGCCGCCAATCCGCTTGAAGACAAGCCTCTACCCGGATTTATAATATTTACGGCACTCATGTTACCGCTACCATCAACAGTCATACCGACTTCTGCATTCTCTGTTGCAGAGTTAGAAGTAACTTCAATAATATAGTTACCTGCTGTTCCACCGCTACCTGCGTTGTTAATAGCGACAGTCTCCAAAACACCTGTTCCTATTTCTTCAACAGGTAGGAAAGCGTATAGAATGTTACCCATAAAGTCATCGGGCTGAATAGCAAGGTTAATTGAACCCTCACCGTATTGTGTGTTTGTAACAGCCTTAGATGCTACTTGTCTGCTCATGTCTGAGCGAGTAAGTAACTCAAAGGTTTGCTTCATGGATTCGTCATCTACTTCACCGTAGATAAGTCCGTTAGTGTTGTGTGTTCCGTTTGTTGCTCCATCTGTGCTTTCCGGCTGTCCGCCGATAGATACAGTCATAGTAGGCGCATTACCGCTACCCAATCCGCTTATTACAATAGCGAAGGTATCATTGTGTGAGAAACCCTGTCCGCCCTCAAGAACCGTAAAAGATGTAATAGTAGTAGCAGTCCCACCAACCGTAGTTAGCGTTCCGCTTGCACCTTTTCCACCTTCAGCAGAAGTCATAGTCCAAGTGCCCGTAGCACTTGAAGACCATCCTGTTCCACCACCCGACAATACAATTTTTGAGACTGCTCCGGGTTCTACCCCATACGAGTCTTCTTTCTCAAGAGCGACATACCTATTCAACCATTCAACACCCATTTGGATACCTCTATGTCTTTCTGTAAGCCGTAAGTGTCCTATAAATATACGCTTTACCTACGAGTCATCTTGATTCTTCTTCTATATGTTATGATTAACTCATGCGTGCAAGTTATCTCGTCATTATCCGTCCGTGTGTCTAACTCACAAGAATACCCCTCGATATTATCCGTATTACCACTAAGCCCTGTGCTTGTGTATAATTCATCAAATACTTCGCCGAGTATATTTAAACCTAACATATACGCATTTTCGTAATTAGTGCCCTTTGTAGTAACAAATATCCTTACATCATACCTTTGTTCTACCGATGAGCCACCTAATGCCTCAAAAGAAGGAGATGATATATTGTCTAAATACACATGAATAGAAGGCGGTTGCATGGTTCTTATGTTATCCGGTGAAATATCATAGGCATATACTATGTTTGAGTCATCTACCTGTGTTTTTAAATACGGTTTTGTGCTATTTTTAATATGTTCTACTACCGAAAGACCCATTCTAACCTGCGTATCCTGCGCAAACGCAGATGGGATTAATTCTTTAGGGGTAAAAGCACCGAATTTTGAGTAATAAACAGCAGACCACTTTACATTTCCGCTTGTGTTGCCCCACTTTACACCTCTTGAAGAGCCGGAAGCACCCGTTATGCTTATGTAATCTGTATTAGCATCGTCATCTTCTTCTATTTCGTATCTATAACACTTAACAGCACCGCCGTTTTCAAGAGTTAATCTAATAATTATAGGAACGGAAGACGAATCTGATAGGTTTAAATCAAGGTCGGAAAAGGTAGCCGTTGAAGCACCTACTATTTTCAATCCGGTATTAGTGCCGTTAGATTGTAACTCAACCTTATGCGTTCCGTTATCGAGAGAAAGTAAAACAGCGCCGTCAGAGGGTGCTGTGGTGTATGAAAAACAAGCCAATATAGTGTAAGATAAGTCAGTAGCGTCCGGTGTTATAGTCCATTGACCGTTGGTTATTACCCAATCCCCACCGCTTGCTGAACCACTACCACCTGCCCAAACATCATTGCTATTACCGCCCGGATTTGCGGGGTCTGCTCCCGTCATACGGGCATTCCAATATTGATTTTTTGTCGCTATACTCATGTTATCGCTTCCTCTTACTTTCACTCTGCTCCCACGCCTCTCTAATAGCGGCGGGCACTTCTGCTTGTAGCCTATTGACTATATTTTCTTCTGCTTGAGGTAAAAATTCGTCTGCGGGCGGTATATCCGGTGATACAAACCCTATTTTTAACCTTCTTCTAAAGGCAGGTCGTCTGTTAGGACTTACACCTGCATAAATAAATCCGGGTATTGGAAATCTATCTCTTGCGCCCAAAGCATCAACGCCTATAAAGGCGTGCGAACCGTCTCCATCCCCTATTGCGGCAAAATTTTGCTTACCAAAAGCGTATAGAGCGGCTAAATCATCTACTAATTCAAGCCTACCTTCACGAGACCTTATCTTACCTTCCATACCAAAAAATAATGTTCCGTAATCTCCTGCGTCTCCGCTCATTTTTAATTTAGAGACTAATTTATTACTACGGGCTATGTGCTTACCAAGACCGCCCTGTGAAGAAAGCCTACTGCGTGTGTTTTTCATTTCTTTTCTGCCTATCTCGGCCATAAGATTAGCAATTTTTTGTTTTTGCCCACGCTCAAACTTGTCTAATAACTTCTTAGTATCCTTTTTGAGAAAGCGCCCCGCATCTATTTGGCCTTCTTGTCTTACCATACTATCACCTAATTAACTACACCCAAATGGGCAAGCCTCTTTAGGTCTCTCGTTCCTCTATCTCTAAGCATCTGTCCGCCCTGCTCACTTCTTATAGTGCCTGCTTCGTCTTCCAAATAAAAAGCGGCGGCTAAATCCGCGCATATCTCTGCAAGAATGTGGGTCATTTCTCCACCTTCTACGACAACACCTGCCGCGTGAGATACATTGATACCGGAACAGCCCGTTAGTGTGTTAGTGCCCTTACCCGTCCAAGAGAAAGAATCACCATCAATGTTGCCTTCGCCCGAAGTTTCAAATCCTGCGTTGCTTGCGACAGGTATAGATACTGCGCCTGCGTTTATAGGACTACTAAGTGTGCTTGAACCTATTTCACCGCTTGGTGCGGGTCTACCGTAGTCTCTAAACTCTTGGTCTATTTCTATGGTAGCCCTTTTCATAGCGGCTGTTATCTTAGCAGAAGCCTGCGTGCGCTGTGCGTTATTTAGACCTAATCTTGACCCAACATCATTGGTAGAACAATAATAACCCACTAACTAACACCGCCGTAAATCCTAACGCTAAAACATAAAGCATACGCTTCTGCGTCTTGTGATATGATGTAAGCGACTTTTCAATATTTCCGAGCCTTTTAGTAACGCTCAAACACCAACCGTTCCAATCTTGTTGATTCATACTATCACATCTGAGTAGAAATACCCATAGCACCTGCTACGATTGCTATAAGGGTAAAAATAATTTTTTGCATATTGCCCATATAAGTGCCTATAAGACCATTAGTTATTTCTAACTCGGTAGCAACCTTAGTAAGTCCGGTCTTCATATCCATGTTAGACTGAACCAATTGCTCAATCAACCTTTCGTGCCGTTTGGCTGTTTCTTCCAAACTATCAAGCCTTAAATCTACTACCTTATCGTCAGACAATTATTCCCCATCCATGTGCGCTTCAAGGCGAGCAATAAGGTCAGCCTTCTTGCCCTTTACGGACAATCCTGCTTCCTTTAGCATTGCTTTCAATTCAGCGACATTTCGGGAATCTAACGCTTTTTCGATAGTCTTTAACTCTGCTTTTGCTTCTGCAACCTTTTCTTTGGTTTCATCAACAGAGTCAATAATCTCGTCAAGAGTTATCTTACCGTCTGCATTTAGGGTCTTATACTTATTGTATGCCCAACCACCGATACCGATAAGTGCGGCTACGGCCAAAAGAATAACCTCTATGTCGTCAAACAATGAGGAAGATTCTGCGGCGCACGCTACTGTCTCGTTTAGTGCATTTAAGCATTCTTCTACTGTTGTATTATTTCCTTGCATTTTTTTCACCTTTCGTATATTACTTGTTTTACTGCCGAAAGTGGTATCACCGTAAATGGTCTGTCTTCGCCCGCCCTATACAATTTATAGCCATGTAGTGTCTCTTCAATATTTACCTTTGTAAATGACTTTTCGGGTGGCGTATATACTATTTTACCAAACCTCTTCACCATAGAATCACATTACCACTTGAGTTATCGTCTATTATAACGCTTAAATTAAGATACCAATTTTTCTCAAAATCCACGCAAACCAACCTTCCGCGTCTAACGCTACACCATCACTCGTCTTCTTGGACTTCTTCTTCAACAGGTTCAGCCCCCGAATCACGCATAAACATGGCGTTGTTGATTTCTGCTATATCGTTCTTCAATCCGTTAATCACATTTTGCATTTCATTAGCCGCCTTTTCAAGCACTCTAATATATACCAAACGGTCTGCCGCTACTCGTAGCACATCTTCAATAGTCAATTCCGACTCTCCACTCTCGCTCATGTTACCACCACCCCTTATGAGGTATTTAAGGCGTTTTATTAAGCAGTCCTGTAAGTATCCGAATCTGCTACGAAAGAAGGCTTAGTGGGTAATTTACTACCCAAATTTAAGGGGTTATCTACTGTTGAAGGCCAATCTCTTAACGCTTGTCTATAATTGGCTACTGCGGTTTTCTGTTCTGCGCTATATGACTCCCATATATCCGGTAGCACATATTTATCAGAATCTTTCAACAAGCCATTTCTTACCCTTCTTAATTTCTGATAGTGTATGCAGGAATCATCGTTGGTATCACATATAGGACATTCAGCCATTTAATCACCTCTCTACAAAAAACGCACTTACTGTTCCTCTACCCAAATAAATATTGCTTTGGAAGGCATTAGTGCTTCTAAATAAAATTACATCACCCTTATTAAAATCAATATTTAAATCTGCGGTATTAGATGCACCGTGTCCGTTAGTAGCAATAGTGGTAGTTATTACGGCATTAGCAACGGCGGCTTGAGACATGGAAGTGCTAAAGGCTTTGTATATCTGAACGGTAGTGCTATTACCTGCCGCATCATTACCGTCATTTGCTAAATTAAGGTGCATAAATTTTAATGTGCAATCAACAGGAAGTGCTATACCTTCGTTATTAGAATTAGCCGAAGGTGCATCTCCTATATCAGAACCGTTACCAAAAGACCAATGAAAACCATTAGATGTTCCGGTAGTCAAATCCCAATTGCTTTCTTCCGCTATTATATAAAAAGATGTAGTCTGCGTATTTGTATCTACATCTGCTCTCCATTCAAGCCCCTGTCCGTTTGATTTGACGGCAAGCACCTGCCCTTGCGTTCCTATACTCGTAAGTCCTGTGCCCCCCATGCTTACAGGTAATGTGGGTGTGCTTCCCTGCGCTCTATAAATACCTTCTGAGGTTTGCACAAAATTCCAATCGCCCTCTACTGTTGGTTGTTTTAAACAATGTATTTCTGTTGAATTTTCATCTTCTCTTTCACTACCATACAGCCTACCGCCCGCTTTTATTATCAAATCATCACATACTAATATAGTATTGTCTTTCATAAACAAAGCGCTATTTTCATCAATAGGCGTTCCTATAATTAAAGTAGAATATTTTGTTTTCATACCCATTGCTTGCGAACCCGAAGGCGTAGGGCCAAAGGTAGCGGTATCATTAGTAGGAACATATAAAGAGGCTACATTAGCGCCCGTAACGCTTATACACGGTATTATCTCTAATGTAGCGTAACCCATATCAAATGTAGAGCAATCTAAATCATAACCGTTTCTAATTATGATATGTTTTCGCTTGTTAATTATATTATAATCAGTAGGTTTTACATCAAAGGAAGAATCTATTGTTAAGGTAAGCATATCTACCTTTTCAAAATCATTAGTCCTATTATTATTTCCTGCGGTATAACAAAAATCAAAAGCAAGTGTCGCTGTGTCCGAACCCCCGCAATCAAAATCCATGTTGGGATAAATACCGTCATCTAAGACTAATATTTGATTATTAGGCGGCTCAAACAAAAATGTAAATTTACTTCTTGAGGTTTCATCTTTAAACATACCTGCTGTTTTGTATGAATCTTGTTGTAAAGCACTACCGCCGGATTCTTGCCTTAAATATCTTGTATTAACATTACCTACTATTTTTATGTATAAATCTGCATCGTTATTAGCACCACCTAAAGAACCTGTGGTGGTAGCAACGCTTCTACGAGCAGAAGCAAAGTAAGGCACTCCTGTAAATTTGATAATACAATTAGCGGAAGCGCTAAAGGTTTCGGCTTGTCTTATATCCATACCGCTAAGAATAAGAGTAGTCCCGCTATTACCAAATTGTATCATTTCATAAAAAGCATTTTCTTTATATTTAACCGTTAAACTTTTCCAAGTATGTGTTGAAGGAGAGCCGTCAAAGATACAGGCTACTGAGCCTGTTATGTTTTTAGCGTGGTCGAAAACAATATCATGTGCTGAAAGGTCTCCGCTATTCCAATCGGTATTGCTTACGGCTGTGCCGTCTTCGTTACACCAATTGCCCTGCACAGACGGGTCAGATTTAGTCGCGCCTGTTCCGCCTTTCCAATAAATACGAGCCATACACTACACCGCCTAATCTTGTAGGGAATGTAGATTGCCGCTCAATTTTGCGCCTGTGTCGCCGCCTACTCTCGTTGCTGTCGCCTTAACCTTAAAGGCGGTCGCTCTCCCTTCTGCTATGTCCGCCAAGAGACTTTTCGCATCCTTCTCAAAGGAAGACAATTGCTTGGCGAACCTTATGTCCTGCTGTCCCGCTTCCTTTTCGGGGACAACAGCATGAATTGTATCAATAAGCACCCTAAGACAATCAACGCAAACAAGCATCTTGATTGCTGATTCTTTCAGAGCATCTGTAACTACATTATCAGCAGTAATGTATTTAGCACCGCGAGCCTTCTTATTTACCTCAGCAGTCCGTATAGTAATGTATTCAGTAATGGTATTCTCGGTCAAGCCTCTCGGCCTGTTTAGCAAATCCCGTATTTGAGCAGTCGTAACAGCCATTCACTTATTCCCCGTATCCTACGGGAACATCTATAACAGTAGCGTTATGTAAGGGTAGTCCTCTTTTCACCACTACTACTAACTTGGTTCGGACAATTTCTTCCGCCATAGCCGAAGGTGGTAGCCAATAAACAGCCTTCCTATCTACTAATTGAGCAATAGGGTGGTCTTCGTATTGAGAACCCCATCCTCTATAAAGTCTAACATTGTATCCCGCACTATCTAAGTCATTGTAATACTTAAGTCGGTGTTTCATTTCTTGGACTTCTGCTCCTTCCGGCACAGTAAGTCCTGCGTCTTTTAGACTCTTAACGAGACTTGCTTTAGAAGGGGACTTTGGCTTCGCCTTAGTCGTCTTCTTAGCCGCAGGCTTCTTAGAAGTGGTTTTCTTCTTAGCAGGCACTTAATCACGCTCCTTATTCAAGAGCGCACGCCTGTTAGTTTAACCATTCTGTTGTTCTTGCCGCTCGCCGCACCATCTTGGTGTTCGTGGATAACTGTTCCCATGTAGGAAGTTAGTAGCCAATCAAACCCAAGACCCGGAATTCTTGTTAATTCGGTCTCGGTGAAGCCTTCGCCGTTGTAGGTGAAGAATTCAGCAGTCTCAGCACCCGGAATTAGCATTAGTGAATCGTTACCGATTGCTCCGCCGCTTCCGTAATCCCTTGTGTAGTAGATTCGTAGGTTTGCGATTCTCGCCAAGTGGTCGCCAAGAGACTCAACAACATTTCCGTAAAGGGTTGTGTTGAGGATAGCAGACCTCTTATCAGCAGGAAGCACAAGAGCCAATGGCTCGTTTCCGC